AACATTTTTAAATACATTTAATGAAAATGATCCTGTTGACTTAATTGTTTCTATAGATAATCCTTTTTCAGGAGATGGTTTAGAAACAACAGAAAATAGATTAAAATATTATGGTTTAACAGATCCAAGAATTAAAGTAGTTCATTTTCCATCTAGAGAAGATTATATTAAAATACTAAAATCATGTAATGTGTTTTTATCTTGTGCTCGTTCTGAGGGTTGGAATTTACCTTTAATTGAGGCAATGGCCTGTGGTATACCCTCTATTTATTCAAACTGTTCAGGTCAACTTGAATTTGCTGAAAATAAAGGAATACCAATAAATATATTAGGTGAAAAATCAGCAAATGATTCATCATATAATCATTTTAATGATTACACAGGTAATTATTATGAACCTGATTTTAACCATTTACAACTAATGATGATGTATTCTTATAAAAAGTATGATGAATGTAAGAAAAATGCTTTAAAAGAATCAGAAGAAATTAAACATAATTTTAGTTGGGAAAAAGTAGGACAAATTGGTTATAAAACTATAATAGAATTTTATGAAAGGAATAAACATAAAAATGCTCAATTAAAAAATGAAATAAAAATTAGTTATTTTGATGGTCCTAAAATAGAAATTGTAGGAGATAAACTAGAACAATATCATATTGAATTTTTAGATGAAAATAATAATATTATTCATGAGGACACTATCACTAATAATATGTGGACAAAATGTTCTAGAACCTATTATACTAAATGGAAAATTAAAGTTAATGGAAATATAATTGAAGAACTTAACTTAAATAATAAACGAGTATTAATAGGATTAGAGTCAAAATCTATTGGTGATACAATTGCTTGGACACCCTATGCTGTTGATTTTGCTAAAAAACATAATTGTAAAGTAATTTTAAGCACATTTCATAACCATTGGTTTAAAGGATTAGAGACATATAAAGACATTGAATTTATAGAACCAGGACAATCAATAAACTGTGATGTTATATATCGAATAGGATGGTTTAGAGGAGAATCAGGTAAATGGGACAAATTTGAAATGTATCCTAATTATCCTCAAACTCAACCACTCCAAAAAACAGCATCAGATATTTTAGGTTTAGAATTTAAAGAATTAAATTATGGGATAAATTTTGCCCCAAAATCAAAATCAATAAAAACAAATTATATTGTTATTGCCCCTGAATCAACTGCTGGTTGTAAAGAGTGGCCTTATGACAGTTGGGTATCATTATCTAAAATGTTGCGTGAATTAGGATACACAGTAGTAACACTTACAAATAAACCCTATAATATAAAAGGTAATTTAAATATTCACGGTAAAACATTAAATGAATCTATGGATATTCTTTATAATGCTAAATTTTTAATAGGATTAAGTTCAGGACTATCTTGGATAAATTGGGCTTTAGGAAAACAAACAGTGATGATTAGTGGTTTTTCTCAAAAAGATCATGAATTTATATCTAATAATATAAGAATACAAAATGAACATGCTTGTAATTCATGTTGGAATAATACTAACTTTATTTTTGACCCTGGAAATTGGGATTGGTGCCCAATATGGGAAGGAACAGATAAACAACATATTTGTGAAAAATCAATCTCACCATTAACTGTATTTAATTTATTACCTTTATGATAAACTTAGAAAATTTTAATTGGGGCCCAACATCAGAATGGTATAAAGATCAACTTACTAGAGAAATGTTTGAAGAAAACATTTATGAAAAATATTTTCCTGTTGAAGAAGGAGATATAGTAGTTGACTTTGGAGCCTCTATAGGAGACTTTATCTGGTCTATTAAGGATAAAAAACCAAAACATTGTTGGGTTGTTGAACCTTTAAATTCATATTTTGATATTTTACAAGAAAATTTATTAGGTTATTCTGTTTCTTTTATTAAAGCTTTTCTTAGTCAAGAAGAAACAACAGAAGTACAATGGGATGGGTTAGCTAGTGAATGTAGAAGTTTAACTTTTAAAAAATTTATAAAAGAAAATAATATTAAATATATTGATTTTTTAAAAACAGATTGTGAAGGAGGTGAGTATAGCATCTTCACAGAAGAAAATATAGAGTATGTTTTAAACAACATTAGAAAAATATCAGGAGAATGGCATTGAAGCACTCCTGAATTAAAAGAAAAATTTAGAAATTTTAGGGATAACTACTTAATTAAATTTAATAATTTTGAAGTTTATTCTGTAGACGGTGTTAATATCAAATGGGATTTATGGAATGAACATTTTATAGAGTATTATAATGAAGTTATAATTCATATAGATAATCGTTAATTTCCTTAAAAATAATAATATTTATCATAAATGGCTTTAGAAACATTATCAAAAACAGGTATAGTTAACGGACAAACAGTCCAAGACTATCATGTTACTCAATCTATAGATGCTTTAACTGGAACTGTAGGATATGCTTTAACAGTTTCTGGTTCCTTTACTCTTGTTGGAACAACAGGTAGTGGTTACTTTGCTAGTTCTTTAACTACTGACCAAGTTAGACCTTCAAATGTAGTTAGTAATAAAGGATATTCAATTCCTTATTTAGCGGCCACATCTTCTACAGCCACTTTATATTATACTAAAGGTCAAGAATCAGGAGGTGAAACTTATTTAGAATACAATCCTGTAACTAATTATTTATTTACTACTTCTTCTTATGCTACTTCAGCTTCACAAGCTATATCTGCTTCTTATGCTCCATTAGGTACACCAACTTCATATAATCCAAATTATGTAAAAATTGATGATGTAGCTTATACTTCATCTACACCATATGTAATTAATGATTCTGTTCCTTCATTAATTTATATTTCCCAATCAGGTATTAATGCTCAAAGTAATAATAATGAGTTAGGATTAAGTTTTTCTCCATTAACTGGTAAAGATGGTAAAATAATTACTTTTAATATTTTCTTTGAAAAAAGCGATTTAGAAACAAATTTTGTCTATGTTACTTCTTCAGGGGTTAGCATTTTTGGTTTAAATAATAATAGTATAGGAGCAGGTAATGATGACACATTACAAAATTTAACAGGTATTAATAATATGGCTAGTTTTGATTTCCAATGGTTAGACGGTGGAGGAGCTACAGGTATGGCTCAAGGTTGGTATTTTATTAGAAGATCTTAATATTTATAACATATGGAAAAAATAGTTTTAACACAAGAAGAGTTAACAGAACTCACCCAGTTACAACAACAAAGACAAGATATTACTACTGATTTTGGAGTTGTAGAACTTAGAATTCAAGAGTTAGAGTTGCAAAAAGAACAAGTAATTGAAGCTTTGAGTAAATTAAAAACTCAAGAAATTCAATTTGGTCAAAAAATACAAGAAAAATACGGCGAAGGATCAATTAATATTAATACCGGAGAGTTTACAAAAGCAAATTAATTTTTGACTCCTTTGCCAATATTTATTATCAAATAAACATTAATAAAAAATGGCATCAACATTAATATCCCCTGGCGTACTCGCTATTGAAAACGATCAGTCGTTTCTCACCCAACAGCCAGTAACTGTAGGAGCTGCAATTATCGGCCCAACTGTGAAAGGTCCTGTTGAAATTCCTACTGTAGTAACTTCATACTCACAGTATCAAAACTTATTCGGTACAACATTTACTAGCGCAAGTAGTGTTTACACTTACTTCACTTCAATTGCAGCTTATAACTATTTTGCAAATGGTGGTGAAAGTTTGTTAGTAGCTAGAGTAGTATCAGCTTCTGATTCTTGGGCTTCAGCAACAACAGATACTGGTTCTGTAACAGGAACTAATGGTGTTCAAGATGCTGTAGGTGCTCCAGTCTCAATTATGAACTCTGCTTCATTCTCACAATCATTTGCCTTAGAAACTATTTCTATGGGTGCGATTATGAATAGTGTTGGTACAACTGGATCAAATGGAGTTTTAGATTCTGGTTCAACTGATAACTTAAGGTGGGTAATTTCAAATCCAGACACAGCTAACGGTACTTTCTCATTAATCATTAGACAAGCTAGTGACGATAATAATAACCAAAGTGTTTTAGAAACTTGGACTAACTTATCATTAGACCCTAAAGCTGATAATTATATTTCTAAAATTATTGGTGACCAGTCAGCTTCATTTAATGGAGAAGTTGCAAACCCACAAATAACAATTGGTGGTGAATATCCAAACGCTTCAAGATATGTAAGAGTTAAATCAGTTGATCAGAAAACACCAGATTACTTTAATAACTCAGGTACTGCAAAACCAGAATTTACTGGATCTATTCCAGCAGCAGGTAGTGGTTCATTTATTGCGGGTGTAGGTGTTAATGTACCTAATGGAGCTAATAAATATTATAACGAAATCACAGGTAACAACACTCAAGGTTTATCAGGTAGTGATTATACTAATATGATTGCTTTATTATCAAACCAAGATGATTACCAATTTAACTTATTAGTAACTCCTGGTTTGTTCAATAACATCGGTACACATAACGGACAGATCACTAACATTATTAACAACACCCAAAACAGAGGAGATAATATTTTTGTAGTTGACTTAGCTTACTACGGTACAGCTCAAGCTACAGTAATTACTCAAGCCGCTGCTAGAAACACTTCATATGCTGCTGCTTACTGGCCTTGGTTACAAACCATTGATCCAGATACAGGAGCTAGAGTATGGGTTCCAGCTTCAACAATGATTCCAGGTGTTTATGCTTATAATGATAGTGTAAGTGAGCCTTGGTTTGCACCAGCTGGTATTAACAGAGGTGGTTTAACGACTGTAATTAGAGCAGAACAAAAATTATCTCAAACTAATAGAGATTCTTTATATGTAGGAAAAGTAAATCCAATCGCTACATTCCCAGGAACTGGAGTTGTAGTATACGGTCAGAAAACATTACAAACTAGAGCTTCTGCTTTAGATAGAGTAAATGTTAGAAGATTGTTAATTGCATTGAAATCATATATTTCTCAAGTAGCTAATAACTTAGTATTTGAACAAAATACAGCAGCTACTAGAAACAGTTTCTTAGCTCAAGTTAACCCATATTTAACCTCAGTACAGCAGAAACAAGGTTTATATGCTTTCAGAGTAATTATGGATGACACAAACAACACCGCTGATGTAATTGACAGAAACCAGTTAGTAGGTCAGATTTATATCCAACCAACTAAGACTGCTGAATTCATTTACTTGAACTTCAACATCTTACCAACTGGAGTAGAATTCCCAGCATAATTTTTTAAAAGTAGAATATTTATAACAAAATAATAAAATGGCAGTATTAAATCCAAACGAAATATTTTTCACAGCGTTCGAACCTAAAACCCCTAATAGATTTATAATGTATCTAGAGGGTATACCATCGTATTTAATCAAGGGTGTTAACGCTGTTACATTAAGCCAACCTGAAATTATGCTTAACCATATAAACGTTTATAGAAAGGTTAAAGGTAGAGCTACTTGGGGCGATATTCAGATGACATTATTCGACCCTATTACCCCATCAGGTGCTCAGGCAGTAATGGAATGGGTACGTTTACACCACGAATCAGTAACAGGTAGAGATGGTTACAGTGATTTCTATAAGAAAGACTTAACTATTGATATTTTAGGTCCTGTAGGTGATGTAGTATCAGAATGGGTAATTAAAGGAGCCTTTATTAAAGAAGCTAACTTCGGTGATTACAACTACGATACTGCTGATGCTGCTGTTAACATTACCTTAACAGTTGGTATGGATTACTGCGTATTGAACTTCTAAAAAAAGAATATACTTTTTATTAAAGAGAGCTTGGCTATGTCAAGCTCTTTTTTTATCTTAATATTTATCATAGATAATAGTTATTAAAAAATAGATTATGAGCGAATTTAATTTCCCAACTGAGGTTGTAGACTTACCTTCAAAAGGTCTTGTTTATCCAGAATCACATCCCCTTTCATCAGGTCAAGTTGAAATGAAATACATGACAGCTAAAGAAGAGGATATTTTAACCAACCAAGCATACATTTCTAAAGGAGTAGTTTTTGATAAATTGCTACAATCTTTGATTGTTGATAAAACAATTAAGGTAGATGATTTGATTGTAGGTGATAAAAATGCTCTTTTGATTGCTGCTCGTATTTTAGGTTATGGTTCTGAGTATAAATTTAGTTACTTAGGAGAAGAACATACTGTTGATTTGAGTGTTCTAGAAAATAAGGAAATTGATGAATCTTTATTTACAAAAGGCCAAAACAAATTCACTTATCTACTTCCAGCCTCTAAAATTACTTTAACTTTTAAATTAATGACTGGTAAAGATGATAGAGCAGTTGATGCTGAATTAGAAGGATATAAGAAAATAAGTAAAGATGGGTTACCTGAATTAACAACTAGATTTAAACAAATGATTTTAGCTGTTGATGGAAATGAAGATAAAAAAATTATTCGTGATTTTGTAGACAATGCTTTCTTAGCTAGAGATTCTAGAGAATTTAGAAAATACATTACAACATTCCAACCAGACATTAATACAAAAGTGACAATAACAGGTCTAGACGGTCTTGAGGAGGAGATCGATGTGCCTATTGGACTTAGCTTTTTTTGGCCTGAGTCTTGATAATGCTCCTGTTGTAAGAGCAGATTTGTTTTTACAAATACATGATATTTGTTTTTGGGGTCAAGGAGGTTATAACTTTGAAACTGTTTATAATTTGCCTATTTGGTTAAGAAAGTTTATTTTAAACCAACTTAAAAAGCATTACGATAAAGAAAACAACAGTGATGATGCTAACATGCAAACCACTTTGCAGAATTTAAAACAATTCCAAAACCAAAAACAAGAAATACAACAACGACCTAACCAAAAATTACTTTATAAATCAGGGACATCTAAAAAATGATGTCCCTTAATATTTATAATATATGGCTGATAACCTACAAGCTCTTTATAAACAAATACAACAACTCCAAAAAGAAGTACAATCTTTAGGAGGTGAAGGGTTTAAAGACATTAACGCTGCTATTAAAGCAATGGGTGGTGGTCTTGATGGATCTAGAAAGGTATTACAATCTTTGCAAAAAGACGCTGATGATTTAAAAAATATTTTTGGTGGTATATCTACAACATTAAAAAATGTAGTAAATGATTTAAAAGGAGTTAGAAACCTAAATAAAGAATCTCTTAGTTCCTTTGGTAAAATAGAAGGCTTAACCAGAAAAATATCAGAACATAAAAAAGGTGAAAATGTTTTAACAATTAAGCAATTAAAAGATACTTCTAGAAAAATAGCTTTAGAAGTTGAAAATCTTGGAATTCTTCAAAAAGAATTAGAAGCTAAAAAAAGAAGTGGTAAAGCTAGTGATGATGAAATATCGGCTCTTAATGAAATAAATGAATCTTTAAAGAAAAAAACAGGTTATTTATCTGATATTAATGAACAAACAGCAAAAGAAGTACAAGCTGAAAAAGACCTCCAAAAAACTATTGGTATTACTGGAAAAATATTTGATGGTATAGCTGGTTCTTTAAAAAAGATAGGTATTGAAAGTGAGCATTTTGATGATATTAAGAAAAACATAAGAGAAGCAGCTAAAGAAGGAGGTAAATGGAAAGCTTTAAGCGCTGGTATGAGTGGTATATTCAAAGGAATAGGAGACTCATTATCAGATCCAGTTACTAAATTAGCTTTAGTCGGTAAAGCAGTTAAGAGCATATTTGGTTTTATTAAAAATGCTTTTCTTGATTTTGATAAAAAAGCGGTTGACATATCTAGAAACTTTGGTGCTACACCAAAAGCGGGTAGAGAATTAGCCCATGAGTTTAGACAAATATCAGCTAGTTCAAATAATCTGTTATCAACAACCGGTAATTTATCCGAAGCATTTTCAGGACTAAACGCTGTAGCAGGTACATTTGCTAATTTTGGTCAAGCATCTGTTGAAACGTATAATAACTTAACTAAAGGATTACATTTAAGTGAAGGAGCTGCTCAAGGAATATATAAGTTTTCTGTCTTACAAGGTAAAGAATTTGATAAATTTACAAACGAATTATCAGGTCAATTAGCTTTAAGAAGAGAACAATCAGGAGTAGCTTTAAGTGATAAAGCAATATATGAGTCTATAACTCAATTATCAGCTCAACAAAGATTAAACATTAAAGGAGGTACCCAAGGATTAATTGACTCAGTTATTGAGGCTAAAAAATTAGGTGCAGAGTTTAGTGATTTAAATTCAGCCGCTAACAGTTTATTACAATTTGAAAATTCAATTGGTGCTGAGTTAGAAGCTGAATTATTAACTGGTAGAAATTTAAATCTTGAAAGAGCAAGAACAGCTGCTTTAAATGGTGACCAAGTTACCTTAGCTAAAGAATTAAAAGCACAATTAGGTAGTGCTGAAGAATTTACTAAAATGAATGTTATCCAACAGGAATCATTAGCAAAAGCTTTTGGTATGTCTGCTGACCAAGTAGCAGGTATGTTGGAAAAACAAGAAATGTTAAATGCTGCTAATAAAGCTGGTTTTAAAGATGTAGAAAGCATAGCCAAAGCGTATGGTGAAGCAGCAGATAAAGAAGCATTTTTAGCTCAAATAGGAGATGAAAGATTAAAAGCTCAAGCTTCAAACTTAACATTCCAAGAAAAAATCAATGCTTTAACTGAAAAATTCAAAGATCTTTTTATCCAAAAACTTGAACCAATGTTCACAAAGTTTTTAGGTAAGTTTGATGAATTTATTAAAGGTGGAGGTATTGAGAAAATAGTAGAAACTGCAAAAAACATTGGTAGTGTTTTTCTTTCTATAGGTAAAGTATTAACTGGACCAATAGGAAAAGTCTTAGGTTTATTAGCTGGACTTGGAGCCCTTAAAATGTTAGTAGGAGGACTTCCTGTTAGAATTGTAGGACAAGGTCCAATGGGAGGTGCTGGTGGTGGAGGAGGATTAATGGGTTCTTTATTTAATCAAGGAACTGTAACTTCAAAATCAGGACAAACATATGCTGCTAACTCTCCTCAAGGAAGAATGATTAGAAACATGTCTGGTCAAAAACCTGTAGGTAGAGGTCTTACAGGAATGGGAGCAGGAATGTTAGGTATGGGGGCAATGATGGCTGGTCAAGCTATTGGTGGACAAGCAGGAGGAGTATTATCTTCAGCAGGCTCAATGGCTGCTATGGGAGCTATAGCTGGTCCTATAGGAGCAGCAATTGGTGGTGTTGTTGGTTTAGCTATGGGTTTAAATGATATAAGTAAAGAAAAACAAAGACTAAAAAAAGAACAAGAATTTACCGAATCATTACAACCAAAAACAGCAGCCCAAAGAAGAGCAGCTAGAATATATGGTAATATGGCTGAAACAGACGCTGAAATGGCCCGTTATTCAGCTATTTCAGGAGCTGGTGGAAATGGAGGTGTAGAAGAAACAAATTCATTACTAAAAACAATATCAGGACAACTTTCAGAACAACGTGAGATTGTAATGTCAGGAAATAAAGTAGGTACAGCTGTAGCTACAGGAAATTACCAACAAGGTTAATTTTTTTAATATTTATAATAAAACAATAAAATTATGGGAATTCTAGATTTATTAAAAACAAAAGGATCAGCATACTCAAGCTATAATGGTACAACTCCATTACCAAACCCAGGTGCTACTAAATCTTCTAAATTACACGCTGATGGAGACCAACCTAGTTACTCAGTTAGTGGAGCTAACAAAAATGAAGTAAATTCTGCATATCAAGAATATTTAGATGGTACTAACAATCAATTACCTCAACCTTCTATCTTAGATAGAAACAACGGTAGTGTACCTGATAATAAAAAATATCTAAATACTTTACCAGGATAATAAATGCCTTTAGTAGATTTACTAACAGATCTAGGTAACTTTAAATACTACTCAGGTGGTCGTGGGTATGTGTCAACGCCTAATTCTTTTGGGCAAAAAAGCATACCTTATGGATATGACCGTCCTGGTGGAGGAAATAGTGGTCAACCTTTTGTAACTGTTAGTAAACAAAATAGTTTTGACTTATCTGTAGACCAATTAGGTAGCACTGGTTTAAATAATGATTTATTTATTAGAGGAGGAGTATCTGTTGCTAAACATGTTAAAGAAGATGAAATAAGAATTGGAAAATTTTTAGCTTCATCACAAGGTTTACTTTGGATTGCTCAACAAAACTTATTAGAAAAAACATTTAAACCAAAATTACCAAATGATATTTATCCAAGAGAAATTTATAGTCCTTTAAATACTCTAGCTCAATTAGCAGGTAATCCTATTGGTACCCATATAAATAAATCTGGTTTAAATCCATTTTACTTTGATATACCTCATGGTCAAGGTGAAAACTCATATCTAGTTAAAACAGATAAACAATATAATACAGAAAATACTAACCGTTTAACTTTACTATACAAATCTAAAATATCTCAACTTCCAGACTCACCAGACTTAAAAGTATCTAAAGGTTTTAGTATCAAGTTTAATGATAATGATTTTATTATAAATGATGCTTTATCTAGTTATAGAAGAGTAACTGATACAACTCTTACTATACAAAAACTAGATAATACTTTTGAATCTAATTATTCATCTTGGACCAGTGAAAAACTAAGCAATTCCGGACCTTTTAAATCAGATCCAATTTCTACTCCTTACCTTAATGATTTTAGAAGTAGAACTTATGATGGTGGTGCTGAAGCAGGAGGTGGATATAAATTTAAAAGCTTTTTAGCTAAAGGAAATTATTCTGAAAACAACAGACAAGATACTTTTGGAATGTCTGACCCAGGAACTCGTTTTAAAGACGTTTCTGATATAACTGCTTTATCTTCAAACCAGTCTACTGATAAAATCAATACTGTTTCTTTATATAGTTCAAACAAAGTAGATACAGATTATTCAGAATCAGATTTAATACCTTTTTATTTTCAAGTAGTTAATAATGATGACCCTTCAAATTATACTTTTGTTCATTTTAGAGCTTATATAGACAATTTTGGAGATAGTTTTACAGGAAATTGGCAATCATTTAAATATTCTGGTAGAGGTGAGAATTTTCATATTTATGATAGCTTTAATAGGTCAATTAGTTTAGGATTTACTATAGCTATTGAATCAAGACTCGAACAACAACCTCAATATAAAAAAATAAGTTATTTAGCCTCATTAACTGCTCCTGATTATTCTAACTCAACCGGATTTATGAGAGGTAATTTTGTTAAATTAACTGTAGGAGATTATTTGACACAAACTCCTGGATTTATTAATAGTATAAATTACTCAGTAGCAAATAATGTCCCTTGGGATATAGCTAGAGACAATAATGGTAATCTTTTAGATAATGGAACTCAAATATTACCGATGGTGATTAATGTTAGTATGACCTTTACTCCTGTTCATAATTTTGTTCCTAAAACAAATGGAAATTTTGTAGGTAATGAAGATAAATTTAACAAAGCAGCCTATATTGTTAATAGAGAAGCCGCTGAAAGGTTTGGATCTAAAGTTGATAATATAAGTGGAACAACATTAAAATCTGCTCCAATACCAAAACCAACAAACCCTGGACAAATAAATATACCAAATAAACTCCAAAAACCATTTGTTTTAGAACCTACTAGCCAAAGAAGAATTTCAGGACCATTAAATGCTTCAACTCCTACAGATGTTCGACTTAAAAATCAATCTTTATTTAGTAGAGCTATTCCTGATGGTTTACCTAATGCTTAAAAGTTATGAATAGATATAGAAATACAATAGGACAAAACACAACAAATACTGAAGGAACAATTGTTTCTTTTGTTGGAGTTAAATATCCTGACATTCCTTATACTTCTGGAGATATTTATGTTTATACAACAGCAGGAGACCGTTTAGATAATTTAGCTAAACAGTTTTATGGCTCATCAGAATATTATTGGGTAATATCTGTAGCTAATCCTGACTTAGGTATGGGTTCTCTTTATGTACCTGAAGGTACTCAAATTAGAATTCCAGGAAATTTAAGTAATATTATTTTAAATTTTCAGTTATTAAATAATCAGTGATATGGCAAATATTATAGGTGAAGTTTTTGATAGATTTGTAACACAACAAGTAGAAGCTAGACAAACTCTTTTAGGTTATTCACAAGAGGGTAATACTATTAATGATAGTGTTAACCAATGGTTACATAACAATTCAGCTTGGACTAGAATGATATCTGGTATTGATATTAGAGGACCAAGAGCGGCTGAAAGATTAGTTTCATTAAATTTAGGAGCAGATTATGCAAGTGAAAACTTAGCTAAAAATTTTATTTTATATAATGGAGTATCTTCAGTAACAGGTTCAGGAGATAGTTTATCTTTTAATCCTTCTACAAACAATCAAGATTATTTTGCTGCTAATAGTGATTTTTCTATAACTAATTCTTATGGTTTTGCTGGATTAGATCAAGGACTAAGACCAATGCCTGGTATTGAATCTGTAAGAGTAAGTTATGTAAATAAAGGAGCTTTAGCTAATGCAGAAATCGATATAATTGCTTTTAATAAAGAACAACTAAATATAATTGATACTTTATTTTTACATCCTGGTTATAGTTTCTTATTAGAATGGGGATGGACAAGATATATTGATAATGATACAGCGACTGTTATTCATAATGATCCAACTAGTTTAATAACTGATCCTTTTAAATCAATATTATCTAAAAAAAGCACTCAATATACTATATACAATGAAATAAAAAAAGAAAAACAAAAACAATCAGGCAATTATGATGCCTTATACTTAATTGTTAAAAATTTTAAGTTTACATTTCAACCTAATGGTACTTATAAAATAACAGTATATGCTGTAACTCAAGGAGATTTACTTGAAAATTTAAAAATAAACACAGTATCTCCAGGAGAAGGGGCTTTAGGGGCTAAACAACAGCTTTTAGACCAAGATCAAAGAAATAAAACAGTTGAAGACCTTAAAGCTGAGTTAGCTCTTAATGAAAGTAAAATAGCAGAAAAAGCTAAAGAACTACAAGCTCTTGAAACAGCGTTTGAGGAATATAAACGAAAAAATGTACTACTTATAAATACACCTAAATATAAAGAAGTAGTTGCTGCTTCTGTACCTACTATTGAAGAATTAAGAAAAGAAGTTAATGATTTAAAAGGTAGACCAACTGAAATAAGAAATGAAATTATAACTCTTACTGGAGAAGATATAGAAGCTACAAATGTTGTAGATAGATTAGCTAATAAATCAAGGATACATTTAGAATTAAAACGTGTTAGAGATTATCTGCAAGGAAATACCGGGGGTGCTTCTCAAGATATTTTATCTATGAAAGTAGAAAAAATAGAAAAAACAAAAACAGTAAATGAAGAAGGTTTAATAATTGAAACTACAGATACTGCTAATGATTTTCTATATTTTATGAAGTTAGGTAATCTGCTAGATTTTATTCAAAATAATCTTTTATTATATAGTACTAGCAAAAGTAACCCTTATTTTAGAATAGATACAAATAATAACAATTATTGTTTCCATTTTAGTAAACATATTTCAGCTGACCCTGAAATTTGTATGATTCCTGTAAGAGATGGAAAAATTGCTGTTCCTGAATCTTATAAAAAAGTTAGAGAAAGACCAGAAAAAATAGCTGAACTACAAAGAAAACTACAACAACAACAAAAGAATGTTGAACTTGCTCAGGATGTTCTTGAAATAAATCAATCAATTGAAAATATAGGAACAATAGATTTTTCTCCTACTACTCCTGGTGAAAGAGTATTTAATCCTTTTGAAGTCACTAAACCAAATACAGAAACTACTGAACCCGCTGGTTTTCTTGATGTTATTAAAGAACCAACAGCCGCTGAACAAGCCCTCACAGCCGCTCAACAATATTTAAAAAGTATTTCTACTGACTTAACATCTGAAAATAAAGCAGCCTCTGGGTCAACAGATGCTTCTGGTCATCCTTTTTATGGAGGTTTACCTTCTACATTTCAATCAAATGCTGGTGGGGGAACAACAAGTAGAGATGAAGTAATACAAGAAGAAAATCTTGGAAGAGTATTTGAAAATATACCAGTAGTATTCTCAGGCTCAGCTGGTTTTACAGGACCAGAAACAATAACTATCAAAGGAGCACCAAAAGAAGTTGAGGCTTATACTATTAATTTTCCAAATTCCATTAGATATATAACTAGAAGTAGATACTTTCAGTTTGGAAAAAAAGATAATGAACCTACTAATTTAACAGAACAAGGTTCTTGGACTATTAAAGATGGAAAATTTAAAAGAATACCAGATAAAGATAAAAGTACAACTCCTAATTTAACTAAAACTAGAAATGCTGATGATATCGAATCGGGGTTAACATCACAAGATCTAAATACAGACTTTATTGTAAATAATTTTATTGGAAGGTTAATGGATATTCATGTTAATCTAGAATATATAGCAACAGTAGCTAATAATAATATAGATAAACAAGGTAATTTATCTTTAATTTCCTTTTTAAATCAATTACTAACAGGTATAAACGCTGCTTTAGGTTATTGTCATGACTTTCAAGTAATTTATGATAGGGAAACTAATTATGTAAAAATATATGATTATAAAATTTTAAATTATGGGGGGTTAAAAGAAAAATCAAATGCTCCTGCATTTTTTAATCTTTTTGGTTTTAAACCTATAGGTAGGTTTAATTATGGTTCTTTTATATATGATGTGAACTTCACTTCCCAATTAACTAATGACTTTGTTAATATGATAACTATCGCTGCCCAATCTGATACTAATGTATTAGGTATGGATTATACAGGATTATCTAAATATAATGAAGGACTAGTTGATAGAATTATATCCCAAAAGAAATCAGCAGCAGAAATAGGATCAACATCTGGGGGTACAACAGTTAAAGACCTTAATAATCTTTATAATACCGCTAAAACTTTTGCTCAAGATATTTGGGGACAATTAAGTATAAACAGAGGTGAGGTAGATGCTTTTATGTCTGCTAATAGAGACTTAGCCAACTACGAAATTAATAACTCTGTAAAAAACGGATTAATACCTAACCCTATAGTTATTCCTTATAACTTATCACTAACAATGATGGGCCTTTCAGGAATGAAAATATTTGAAACTTTTGAGGTTGATGATAAAATATTACCTCCAATGTATGATAATAGATCTTATAACTTTATTGCTAAAGCTATATCTCATACTATAACAAACAATAAATGGACTACAACTTTAGAAAGTCAAATAGTAAATAAATCTAAAAATAATGAGGTTATTCCTGTTTCTGAAAATGTTGAAAAATATATAAGAGTAGTTACTAATAATGGTGGTGGCGGTGGTGTAACCTTCCAAGGACTAGGAAGTTGCGACCCAGAAATTCTTAAAAAGGTAACACCTTTTAGTAATCTTTCTAGCGAAAAAAGAAAAAATGCTATTTATTTATATAAACTTCTTAAATCTTCTAAATTTAATTTTACAGAAAGTCAAGCCAGAGCAATTGTATCTGTTAGTTCTAAAGAATCAAACTTTAAACCGGTAGATGAAATAAGTTATGTTAATGGTAATACTAAAATAAAAAGAATTATTGAAGTATGGCCAAAAGTACAAAACCCTCCTTTAAGAAATAAAGTATTAAAACTTTTAGCAGATGGTGCTAGTGACTATAGCTCAGGATGTTATGCTGATGGTTCTTGTCCTAAACATATACAAGCTGATAAAGATTTTTGGGAGTTATTTTATGGTGGTTTATATGGAAATCCAAAAGGACAAGCGTGGAGATATATTGGTAGGGGATATAATGGTGTAACATTTTTAGGAAGTGAAAAAAGCGGTGATGGATATGCTGGTTATAATAGATTATATAGAGAACTTGGAAGCCCAGCAGGCCAAGTTGACCTAGTAAAAAATCCAGAGGATTTAAATAAAAAAGATTCAGATGGAATATACAAAATAGCGGCTTGGGTAGCTGGTTTATATTTCCAAAAAGCTATAAATAGACATAAAAGTACTTTTGAAGGAGTTAAAAATGATCCCGAAGCCACTATAAAATATATGATTAAAGCAAATGCAGGTTGGGGAAGTGCTGAAACAGGTAAGATCTTTGTAGAAGGATTATGTAAAGCAGTTAAATTTTATTCAACTCTCCCATCATCAATCCCAGTCAATGAAGTACCAAATGTATAATAAAAATATATTTATAATAAATGTACTATCCTAAAAACAAAATAAAAACAGGTCTTTATACTAATGGAGGAGAATACATTTACGCTGATAATAAATCTTCTTTTACAGGATATTATTATGCTTTATACAATGGAAAGTTTTATGAAGGTAAATCTCCAACTAAAGGAAATCGAGAAATAATAGAAATTTCTCTTCTTGATAGTGATCAATCAATTAAAACAGATATTCGTTTAATAGATGATTTTGGCCCAAGTGGAAAAACAGAATCATATGCTACTATTATTTCAACTGGTCAAAAACAAAATGTACCAACCCCTGTTTTTAGGTCTCCACAACAAACAGATTATGGTATAGGACAATTTGTAAGATATTTTTGTAGAAAAGTTAATGAACCTGTTTTTATAGAAATTAATAATTCAACATATACAGCTTTATATAATAAAAACCAAAATTGGGTTCAACTATATATTCCTTTTCAAATATATTGGTTAATAGCAGGTGACTATGAAAAAGTAGTACAAACTAATAGAATCAATGTAACAAGAAAAGAACAATCCCTCCAACTTTATGGTTTAACTAAATATATAGAAGCACATGGGGGTTATGATAAATTCTATTTTTAATTTGTCTTTGTAAAATCTTGATACTATATTAATAGCAAATCAAGGTTATGTTTTGGTTAATAGAGACAGAGGAACAATTAGATTATTTAAAACAACATCCTATACAAGATGCATTTGTTGAAGTAATCCCATATCATGATAATGTTCATCCTGCTTTAAATGACATTTCATTAATTTATATTAGACCGTTTAATGACACTAAAGGTTATATATTATGTATTGACCATAGTGAGACTTTTTCGCTTAATAAAACGGTTATAGACAGTGTACTACAAAGTATAGAACGTATATGGGTCCGAGATAAAAAACAAACACTATATTACTTACCAATCAAAAGCTTGTTTGACCTATCCATACTTAACCCTACGTATATACAAGAAGAGCAAGCAGTACATACACACATTTACTCCCAAAATACGGATTATCTAAAACCAAACAAACTTATCCCAGTAGCTAAACTCTATGAGAAATACGAACATATTTATATACAAGTTCGTAGTACTATTCCTCAAGAGTTACCCCCATACTTTGACTTTTATAACAACAAAGTAGCATTGGCTTTCTTCGGAATTGAAAAGAATGGTATAAACATAAACAAAAATGAATTTGATAAATACTATGAACCCACTAAAGAATTTTATTCAGTCAAAGACAATAGGGTATTTACCAGTTACAACTTATCTACAACAACTCGTAGACCAAGTAACTCTTTTAATGGCATTAATTTTGCCGCTTTAAATAAAGAAAATGGCTCAAGGAGAAGCTACATATCGAAGTATGGGTTTGTGGAGTTCGATATTAGCGCATACCATCCTCATCTTGCTGCTCGTTTGGTTGCCATGGATTTCAATGGGCAAGACGTCCATCAAACGTTCGCAAACCTATACGGAGTCTCGTATAAAGAAGCAAAAGAGCTTACGTTCAAACAACTCTATGGTGGCGTATTTAAAGAGTACGCGCATTTGGAATTTTTTCAAAAAGTAAATAAGTTTATTGAAGAGAAGTGGCAAGAGTTTGAAGAGCAAGGCAAGGTAGAAGTTCCAATATCTGGATACTTTTTTTATAAAGACAAGTTGGAAAATATGAATCCACAAAAATTGTTTAACTATATGTTACAAAATGTGGAAAGTGCTGTCAACACGTATATACTGATAGACATTCATAAATTATTGAGAGGGCGTAAAACTAAAATAGTTTTATATACTTATGACAGCTTTTTATTTGAGCTTGGAGAAGATGAAAAAGATATAGAAATTGAAATAAATAAAATATTTAAAAAATATAAGTTACAAACAAAAACTAGTTATGGAGACACATACGATTTTGCATAAACCCGAATATATGTATACCGGATACGATTTTGATCCAATTAATATACGTGACGTGAATAATAAGTTATTTTGTACTTTTACTAGCTTGGAAAATTTAGATTCTCTAGTAAACGAAATTACAAGCGCATACTCCATAATGTACAAGAAAATGTTTGTTTTGTATGTAAAAAGTACAGACGAATATGTTGTTACATATAATGTTGAGCAAGGCAATGTTAGTGACATTCCTGAAAATACTATTTTAGTACATAGAAAAAAAGACACTAATACACTATATACTATTAATGCTTTAAATGAGCTTATAAAAAAACTAAATGGGGGAGTAGTTGACCCTAAGTATATGGTGAGTTGGCAACACTATAGAAATTGTATTTTATTGACTAACCATAATGAGTTAAAACAATTAAATACAAAGATTTATAAGATTGTTGAGCTTTAATTTGGCTCATTAGTCCCGTTTTATTAAATTAAGTTATAAACAATGTATAAGTTATGGATTTGAATGAAATCAAAAATCGATTAAACGCCATGCAGAGTAAATCTGCTTCAAAAGGCGGAGGTGACAAAAAGAACATTTTTTGGAAACCAAGTGTAGGTAAGCAGGTAGTACGAATTGTACCATCTAAGTTTAACAAAAATAACCCATTTTCAGAGGTTTATTTCCATTATGACATTACTAACCGAGTAATGATCTCTCCAATCAACTGGGGTGAAAAAGATCCTATTGTTGAGTTTGTGAAGCAACTTCGTGGAACAAATGATAAGGAAAATTGGCGTTTGGCTAAAAAGTTAGATGCTAAAATGCGTATTTTCGCTCCTGTTATTGTTCGTGGTGAAGAAGCTGAAGGAGTTAAATTATGGCAATTTGGTAAAGAGCTGTATATGGATTTCTTGAATTTGGCAGATAATGAGGATGTTGGTGACTTTACTGATATTACTACAGGTCGAGACATTAGTTTGACTACTGTAGGTCCTGAAGTTACTGGAACTAGCTACAACAAAACAACCATTATGCCAAAGGTTAAAGAAACTCCTTTGAGTAGTGACGCTAGTGAGGTTCAAAGCTGGTTAGATAATCAACCAAATCCAGTTGATGTGTTTAAAAAATATTCTTATGATGAGATGAAAGAAGCACTTCAGAAATGGTTGACTCCTGACGAACCAGAAGAAGGAGATATTATTGATGATGAAGATGAACCAGAAACTGAACCAGTAGCTCCTACTAAAAACTACGCTCTTAAGACTCCAACTGCTCCTAAAGTGAGCAAGGCTGAAAAATTTGATTCTTTGTTTGACGAAGAAGAAAGTGATTTGCCATTTTAATTTAAACATTTATGCCTAGACCTAAGAAAAGTGAATCACTAACGGCAGCAGTCTCTGCGGAGATTAAAGCCAATTTTAACCTTGATAAGTTCAAGGAGAAAAAAATGCTTAACAGTAATGTTAAGTTTAAAGAACAAAAATGGATTCCTCTTAGCCAGGCGTTTCAAGATGTTACATCAGTTCCTGGTATTCCTCAGGGACATATTGTACTTCTTCGAGGTCACAGTGATACAGGTAAAACTACTGCCTTGATTGAAGCAGCTGTAGCTGCTCAAAAGATGGGTGTTTTGCCTGTATTCATTGTTACTGAGATGAAATGGAATTGGGAACATGCTATGCAAATGGGTCTCCAAGTAGACATGGAGGTAGATGAAGAAACAGGTGAAGTATTAAATTACGGCGGTTTCTTCCTTTATGTTGACCGAGAAAGTTTGCATACTATTGAAGATGTAGCAGCATTTATTTTAGATATGTTAGATGAACAGAAAAAAGGAAGTTTGCCTTATGATTTGTTGTTCCTTTGGGACTCAATAGGCTCTGTACCTTGTGAAATGTCTGTTAAATCTAATAAAAATAACAATGAATGGAACGCTGGTGCAATGAGTACCCAATTTGGAAACAATGTAAACCAAAAAATCACACTTTCCAGGAAAGAATCATCTCCTTACACAAACACTTTATTGTGTGTAAATAAGGTTTGGACAGCTAAAGCTGAAGTACCTATGGGTCAACCAAAACTTATGAACAAAGGAGGTTTTGCAATGTGGTTTGATGCTACATTTGTAATTACTTTTGGTAACATTGCTAATGCTGGTACAAGTAAAATCAAAGCTATTAAAGACGGAAAGCAAGTTGAATTTGCTAAACGTACTAATATTCAGATTGATAAAAACCACATTAATGGTGTTACAACCAGAGGTAAGATTATTATGACTCCTCATGGCTTTATTAATGACAATGATAAAGAAGTTAAAGCCTATAAGGATGCCCACGCCAATGAGTGGATGAAAGTTCTAGGAAGCATGGACTTCGACATTTTTGAAGAAGATGAAACTTTTGAAACTATGAATGTATTTGAGAATGAGCCAGATTAATATTTGGCTATTAACAAAATCTTTGTTATATTCATAGTAATGAACAGAAAAGAACTATTACAACTTCTTGAAACCATGGAACAAGAGACACCTGTCTCAAATAAACATGATAGAGTTCTATTGATAGATGGCTTAAATTTATTCTTTAGAAACTTTACAACTATTAAGTATGTTAATGAGGCAGGTGCTCACGTTGGTGGTTTAGGAGGTTTTATTCGCTCACTTAATTTCCTTATTAAACAAATTCAACCCACATCATTATATGTTGTATTCGATGGGGTAGGTTCTTCCACTAACAGGAAGAATCTACTTCCGGAATACAAATCAGGTCGTAATTTGACTCGAGTTACTAATTGGGATATTTTTGAGTCATTAGAAGATGAACATGACTCTAAAGTTGACCAGTTAGTTAGATTAATTCATTATCTAAAATGTCTACCTGTTAAAACTGTTAGTATTGATAAAGCAGAAGCAGATGATATTATTGCTTACTTGAGTAAAAAGTTACCTGAAAAACATAACTCCCAAGTGTTTATTGTTTCTAATGATAGAGACTTTATGCAACTGGTAAATGATAAAGTTATTCTTTATCGCCCAGCTGAAAAAGAATTCTTTGATAAAAAAGCTGTTAAGGAAAATTTTGGAGTACTAGTTGAGAATTTTATCTTATACAAGACATTAATGGGTGATAATTCAGATAAAATTGAAGGTGTAAAAGGATTAGGTGAGAAAGGATTAAGAAAAAAGTTTCCTGAATTAGCTGAGCGTCCTATGTCTTTTAGTGATTTAATTAATTTATGTGCTTCAAAATATAAAGAGAATGTTACTTACTCTAAAATTGTTTTTGAGGCTGATAGATTAGAAAAAAACTATAAGATTATGGATTTAAGTAATCCTATTATAGGAGAAAATGATGAAGGATATTTGGATGAATTTATTGATGAACTAGCCCCTGAATTGAATTTAAAAGCATTTATGCGTTTATATAATGAAGATGGTTTAGGGAAAACAATTTTGAACACTGAATATGTGATAAATGAATCTTTTAAAGTATTAAACAGTTATAGAAAATAAGTTATATGACATTAAATAATTTGTCCCAATATGGTATTGGGTTCCAGATCAAAGTATTATCTTCCTTGCTAACTCACAAGGAATTTTTACTCAACATTCAAGACGTTTTGAGTGAAGAATATTTTGATAATCAAGCACATAAATGGATTATTAAACATATCCTAGATTACTTCCAAAAATATCATGCTTGTCCTAGTATGGATGTTTTGAAAGTAGAGTTAAAAAAGATTGATAATGAAGTACTTCAGGTCTCAATTAAAGAACAACTTCGTGAAGCTTATAAAGCATCCGATGAAGATTTAAAGTATGTTGAAGAAGAATTTTCTAACTTTTGTAAAAACCAACAGCTTAAAAAAGCGTTGTTAACAAGTGTAGACTTTCTTAATGCCGGAGATTATGACTCTATAAGAATGATGATTGATAACGCCTTAAAAGCGGGTCAAGACAAAAATTTAGGCCATGAGTATAATAAAGATACTGAGTCTAGATATAGAGAAGATCAAAGATTAGCTGTACCTACACCTTGGGAACCATTTAATGATTTACTAATGGGAGGTCTAGGAGGAGGCGATTTTGGTCTTATATTTGGTAATCCAGGTGGTGGTAAATCTTGGTCACTAGTTGCTTTAGGTGGCTATGCTGTTAAGTTAGGTTATAATGTTATCCACTATACTCTTGAGTTAGGTGCTGATTATGTAGGACGTCGTTATGACGCTTTCTTTACTAATATTCCTGTAAATAAAATTTTACAACATAAAACAAAAGTTGAAGAATTAGTACCTCAATTAGAAGGACAGTTAATTATCAAAGAATATCCAACAGGTAAGGCATCTATTTCAACTATTGAAACACATATTAAAAAGTGTATTGATTTAGATTTTAAACCAGATTTAATTATTATTGACTATGTTGATCTTCTTCGTTCAAAAAGAAAGAATCGTGAGCGTAAGGATGAGATTGATGATATTTATATTAGCACTAAGGGACTTGCTAGAGAGTTAAATATTCCTATTTGGAGTGTATCTCAAGTTAATCGTGCTGGTGCAAAGGATGATATTATTGAAGGTGATAAAGCAGCCGGTTCTTATGACAAAATCATGATTACTGATGTTGCAATATCCTTATCAAGGAAACGTCAAGATAAAGTAAATGGGACAGGAAGATTTCACATTATGAAAAACAGATACGGTATGGACGGCCTAACGTTCTCTGTGAAAGCAGATACTTCAACTGGTCATTTTGAAGTGTCGACCCATGTTATAGACGATGATGAGGAACCAACAAATCAATCCAACAGCACTAATTTTGGTGGAATTGACTCAGTAGACAAAGCCCTTATTAGAAACAAATTTTTCGAATTACAAACAGACTAAATTATTATTAAAAAATGTTAACAACAGAATCACAAATTTTGTCGGAAATTACTACCCATCTTAAGTATGCCAAATACGTGCCTGAAAAAAACAGACGCGAAACTTGGGATGAGTTGGTTACCCGAAACAAGGAAATGCACATTGAAAAATTCCCTCATTTGGCTGAGGAAATTGAGTCCGCCTACAAGTACGTTTATGATAAAAAGGTACTACCATCAATGCGTTCAATGCAATTTGCTGGTAAGCCTATTGACATAAACAATGCTCGTATTTTTAACTGTTCCTATTTGCCTATTGATGATTATAGAGCATTTTCGGAAATTATGTTCTTATTACTTTCAGGATGCGGAGTAGGTTATTCAGTACAAACCCACCATGTAGAAAATTTACCTGAAATTAGAAAACCACTTAAGTGGAAACGTTATCTAGTAGGTGATTCTATTGAGGGATGGGCTGATGCTGTTCGTATGTTAACTAAAGCTTATTTTGGTTATACTTCTACTGGTCCTATTTTTGACTTTAGAGATATTCGTCCAAAAGGAGCTTCACTTATTACTGTTGGAGGTAAAGCACCTGGTCCTGAACCATTGAAAATTGCTTTAGTACAAGTACAAGCTATTTTAGACCGTAAACAAGATGGTGAAAGATTAACAACTTTAGAAGCACATGACATTATTTGTCACTTAGCGGATGCTGTTTTGTCTGGGGGGATTCGTAGAGCTGCTCTTATTGCTTTATTTAATTTACATGACAATGATATGTTAACTTGTAAATTTGGAAGTTGGTGGGAAAATAATCCACAACGAGGTAGAGCAAATAACTCAGCAGTATTGCTTCGTAGCAAAATCGATAAAGAAACATTCTTGGATTTATGGAAGAAAATTGAAGCATCAAATAGCGGAGAACCAGGTTTCTTATTTACAAATGATAAAGATGCTGGGACTAACCCATGTGCCGAAATTAATTTGAAACCAAACCAATTCTGTAATTTGTGTGAGATCAATGCTTCAGATATTGAAACACAAGAAGAATATAATGCGAGAGCTAAAGCAGCAGCATTTATTGGTACATTACAAGCTAGTTATACTGACTTCCATTATTTAAGAGATGTTTGGAGAAAAACAACTGAAAAAGAAGCATTATTAGGTATCGGAATGACAGGTATCGCTTCAGGAGCTATCTTTAAATTAAATATGAAAGAAGCAGCTAAAGTAGCTTGTGATGAAAATGAAAGAGTAGCTGAAATTTTAGGTATTAGAAAAGCAGCTCGTGTTACCACAGTTAAACCATCAGGTACTACTTCATTAGTATTAGGTACAAGTTCAGGTATTCATGCTTGGCATGATGATTATTATATGCGTCGTATTCGTTTAGGTAAAAATGAAGCGTTGTATCAATATTTAGCTGTTTATCATCCTGAAATGTTGGAAGATGATTTCTTCAAACCAGAAATTCAAGCAGTAGTATCTGTACCACAACAATCTCCTGAAGGTGCTATTACACGTAAAGAATCAGCTATGGATTTGTTAGAGCGTATTAAAACAATTAATAAAAATTGGATTAAGCCAGGTCATAGAAAAGGTTCAAACATGCATAATGTATCTGCTACAGTAACTATTAAACAAGATGAGTGGGATACAGTAGGTGAGTGGTTGTATGAAAATAAAGAATACTTTACTGCTTTATCTTTCTTACCTGAAGATTTAGGTACTTATAAACAAGCTCCTTTTGAAACCATTACAAAAGAAGAGTTTGAAAAAGCTGTAGAATCATTACATGCTGTAGATTTATCTAAAGTTATTGAAGTAACGGATAATACAGCATTAATGGATCAAGCAGCTTGCGCTGGTGGAGCTTGTGAAATAGTATAATATTTATTAGATATGTGGAATAGTATAAGAGAAAGAATTTTCCCATTTATTATAGCACTTTCCGCATTATCTGTAAGTGCATCAGCGGCTTTTTATAGTGTTACTGGTCTTAGTTTATTATTTGCTGGGGCCAGTTTCGCTGTAATTATAATGGCTTCTTCTTTAGAGATAGCTAAATTAGTAACAGCATCTTTATTATATCAATATTGGGAAAAACTAAATAAAGTATTAAGAACATACCTCACAATAGCAGCGTTTATTCTTATTTTAATTACATCAGCAGGTATTTATGGTTTCTTATCTGCTGCTTATCAAGCTACTGCTAATAAAGCAGGTATAGTAGAGAACCAAATCAAATTATTAGAAACTAAAAAGACCTCATTTGAAAAAATCAAAGGACAATATGAGGTAGAAAAACAATCAATAACACAAAATATAACTTCATTAAGAAATGCTCTTGGAAACAATAATCAGTCTTATGTGGATAATAATGGCAATGTCATTAGTTATTCTTCCTCAGCAAACAGAAAATCTTTTGAGAAACAGCTGGAAGTGGCTATCCAAAAAGATGAACAACTTACAACAAAAGTACAAACGTACAACGACTCGATAATCAATTTAGAGACCCGAATTGTTAAAACCCAAAATAATTCAGAAGTAGCAGCTGAATTAGGTCCTTTAAAATATTTAGCTAATTTAACAGGAGTTACTATGGATAGAATCATTAACTGGTTCTTATTAGTAATTATTTTTGTATTTGATCCTTTAGCTATTGCTTTAGTAGTAGCAGCAAACTTTGCCTTTGCTCAATTAAAGAAAAAAGATACACCTAAACCTTTAGAAAATGATGAAGAATTAGAAGAAGCTAGTTTAGTAGATCTTCAAATTCTAGAACAAGAAGAACAAGAAAAACCAATTCCTGTATTTATGGACCCTAAATCAGGTAAACTTTATTATGAAGAACCTGAAGAAGAAGGGGACGAGGATCATGCTCAAGATATGGTTTTAAATGCTATGGTTGAAGATATGACAGATGAAGAAATTCAAGAAGTTATAGATACTGATGGTGATGGAAAAATAAGTGAGGAAGAATTAATAAACTATATCAATAATATAGATTCAGATAATAGCGGAGACATAGATTTAGAAGAAGCTAAAAAAGCAGGTATAGATCCTGAACTTATTGATCAAATAAATAGACTTAAGTCTTTATTAGGAAGTACCTTATTATCTGATCCTGGTACTTTAGGTTTAAGAACAGAAATAGCATTTTTAAAACAGCAAATCTTAAGCCAATTAAATAAAAAAAAGGATGATGATGATACTATAACTGTATTTTAAAATCTTTTTGGAAAGGGTTACAAGGGGTTTGGCTCATCCGAACATATATGTTATATTTATATCATAATAAAGAAACAAGAAATAAAGGTTATGCAAAACATCAAAGTAGTAAAAAGAGGTCGTCCAAGTAACAAAAACGTTCAAAACGCAACTTTCGTTCCCTCACTTATTGATTTTAGTAAAGTTACCAAATTAGACAATTTGGACATTGATCCCAAAATGATGTCCACTATGAAAACAGGTTTGGCTGTTGATAAATTGATTTCACATGAAGGTGGTATTCCGGCCGCAACTAACATTATGATGATTGGTGACCCAGGTGTTGGTAAAACCACTGTGTTGTTGGATGTTTTGAGTGCCGCTCAAAATAAAGGTAACAAATGTTTATTCATCTCAGGTGAGATGGGTAAAAAGCAAATGTTTAAATACACACAACGTTTTCCACAGTTTGGAAATATCGAAACATTGTTTATGCAAGATTTTTTAGAGTATAACACTAAAGATGTAATTGAACAAGTTTTGGACCGTGGTTATGATTTAGTTTTGGTTGACAGTGCTGCTGAAATTATTGATGGTGTACGTGATGATAATAATTGGGATCGTAAAATGGCTGAAAGCTGGTTGGTTGATGTTTGTGTAAAGAACAACAAAGGTGAGAACAAAACCAAAAGTTTCACTTCGTTTATGTTGATTCAACAAGTTACCAAAGCAGGTGTATTCGCAGGTTCAAACAAATTGAAGCATTTAGTTGATGCAATGGGAGAGATGCGCCGCGAATCAGAGCGTGATGGTGGTGGAACATTTATCAATTTTAACAAGAACCGTAACGGTTTGGTTGACGTTAAAATGTACTTTGAATTGTCAAACAGTGTTATCCGTTACGGAACCACTGTTAAGGCTTAATAAGGTTGTCCAACCTTAAAATGGACTAGAGCTACGAAGGCAAACAAGGGTGAAGAAATTCACCTTCTTGTTTGGCTTATTCAAATACCTATGTTATATTTATATCATAATAAAGAAACAAGAAATAAAGGTTATGCAAAAACAATTTGAAACAGCAACAGAAGTATTTGAATTTACTGTTAATTTAGGTGGATTTAGAGGTAAAAAAGTATTTGAATTTTTCCCATCAGAGAATAAAAAATACGGTCCAGGTTCAGTTCGTGAATTAAGTTTGTTTGGCCAAAGCATGAATGTCAGTTCAGCTACAAAGCAAGGATTGATGTTGTATTCATTTGATATTTTAGGTAAAAAAATAACCAACAAGATCAAATTTGAAGATATTGAATTAGGGAATACATTAGATAAATAAGAAATTGATGCATTCAAGAGAAACAGTTACTAAAAAACTCAAAAAACTTAAACCTCTTAAATACAGTCAGTTTCGATGGTGGAGGACATATCAAGTTCCTCCATCTCTCCCTAAATCAGTTCATATTGAGAAAAGAATTCAGAATGGAGATTTTGAACCATCTCCTTATTTTTGGATGGCTCAAGAAGCACTTTGGGAAAAACATGATCTAGACCAATTAAATCTTGAACCATTTCAAAGAGCAAAACGTGGTGGTTTACTTTTAGCTAAGTATGAAAGACTAATGCATGATTTTGAAGTTGATGATACTGAGAGATTAGATAGTTTTATTGATGCTATTTATGATTATTTTGAAATTAAAAAATCAGATGCAGAAGAGGAGATAAAAAAGTTTGGCAAGTCTGTATCTGCTTATTATAATTATGCTTGTAAAAAATATACAGTGCGTAGAGTAGCACCTAAAAAACGTGGACGCCCTAAAAAAATAGTTATATGAAAATATCACATGAAGTACCTTTATTCCTATTAGAAGATAGTCAAAAATTTAATGACTATGATTATGCTCTAGTTCATTTACTAGATTCAGACCAAGACTATGCTAATTATTTTATTAAAGCTAAACAAGAAGGTCGCTATATTATTTTAGATAATTCACTTCATGAACTAGGAACAGCATACAATGACTCAGGTTTATTACATTGGATTGATAAAATTCGTCCTAATGAATTTATTGTTCCTGATGTTTGGGAAGATTGCACTCAGTCTATAGTTAATGCTAGAAAATGGACTCAAATTGAATTACCTGATGAAGTTACTAAAGTAGCGGTTGTACAAGCTAAAAGTGTTAGAGAAGCAATTACCTGCTATCAGACGTATAGAGATTTAGGATATAAAAAGATTGCTTTCTCATATGGTGCTAATTATTATTTAGATCATTCGTCACATCCAAATAAAAATCTAGCTAAAGCATTAGGTCGAATTGAGATTGTAAGTCGTTTGTATAATTCTAATATTATTAATCATACAGATAGAGTACATTTGTTAGGTTGTCAAGTACCACAAGAGTTTAGTTGGTATTTAGATATGCCTTTTATTGAAACTATTGATACATCAAATCCTATTATGGCTACTATTGATGATATGCCTTATAGTCCTATTGGTTTAACAGAAAAACCAAAAGCAAATATGAATGATCATTTTTATATGGCTGCTGAAGATATGGATTTTGATTTATTGATGTGGAATCTTGATAAATTTAGAGAATTATTAAAAAAATATTAATGCAAGTATTTTTACCATACCCAGACTTTAAAAAGTCATTAGAATCTTTAGACGATAAACGTCTAGGTAAGCAACGTGTTGAAACATATCAACTTATTGCTGGTTTAGAAGGTCGACCAACATTGACTGGAAAACCTTATTCTAAAGGTCGAGTAAACCATCCTATAAGTAAGATGTTTAGAGATAATATACCAGCGTTAAAGCACTATTTAAATGTGTCTATAGACGTTTGGGTTGAAAGAGGCAAAAATAATACTATGAAAAAAGAAGAAATCAATGAGGAAATTACTATGCCTTTTTGGTTTGGAGATGAAGAATTTCATAAGTCACATAGAGCAAATTTGTTAAGAAAAGACGCTAATTATTATGGAGCCCATGGTTGGAATGATGATCCTGAATTACCTTACAGATGGTATGATATGGATAAAAAACAATGGTATGACCAAACAGTAGGAACAAAAGAAAGAATATATTTAAATAAATAACCCATGGAAAAAGAAATGTTATCACTTTATGATTACCTAGGACGAGCAGCTGGTCCTGACTTAGGTGAAGAAGTAGCTAAAGCAGCTACAGCTGAAAAAATTAAAATAAGCGCTAAGTATGTATCAAACCCTAAATACTCAGGAGAAATTTTAATGTATCCTAAAGAGTGGCTAGATAAATACTTTAAAGTTTCACAAGTAGATGAATTGCCCTTTTAATATGAGCAATGTAGATACAAACCCAGCATGGGAAAAGATGTTTAAAGAAGTTCTAGATGAAATTCTTAAAAATTGTGCTTTCCTTACCTTGGAAGATTACCAAGAGTTAGTTAAATTATCAAATAAAAAAGAAAATGAATAAACAAGCAGTATTGTCACTAAGTGGAGGTATGGACAGCTCCACATTGTTGCTTCATCTACTTGCCGAGGGCTATGAAGTGACAGCACTGTCTTTTGACTACGGTCAAAAACACTCTGTTGAATTAGAGCGAGCTAAGTCTTTAGTTGATTACTTAAATCAAGAACTTAGACCACAAGGTTACTCTAAAATTAATTATCAAGTAATTAAATTAGATGGATTATCTCAATTACTAAACTCAGCACTTGTAACTGGTGGAGATGAAGTTCCTGAAGGTCACTATGCTGAAGAAAATATGAAAGCAACAGTTGTACCTAATCGAAACAAAATCTTTTCATCTATTATCCAATCAGTTGCTTTATCAATTGCTACTCAAAAAGATACAACTTGTGCAATAGCAATGGGGATACATAGTGGTGACCATGCAATTTATCCTGATTGTAGACAAGAATTTAGGGATATTGATTTTGAAGCATTTAAATCAGGTAACTGGGAATCAGAAAGAGTAGAAATGTATACTCCTTATTTAGATGGTGATAAGTTTACTATTTTAGAAGATGGTGAGAAATGTTGCAACCAGTTAAATATTGATTTTAATGCTGTTTATAAACGCACTAATACGTCATATAAACCAATTCAACATATTGTTTATGACCAGTACGATAATCCATCTCCTGAGTGGTTTAGTGATTATAAGTCAGCATCATCTGTAGAACGAGTAGAAGCTTTTATTAAATTAGGTAAACCTGATCCTGTAAGTTATGCAGATGAATTTGGACCAGTAACTTGGGATTTTGTAAAAGAGTATGTATCTTCAGTATTAGATGATTACGCGAAGACAGTATAAAAAATCAAAACCATACCCATCAATGTATGTGGTGATTAATAAAGAAGGTGAAGTTTACACTGGTTTAATAAGAGGTAATATTAATTGGTCTTATAACTGGTCTGAAGCAAAACCTCTATTTAAAGAATCAACAACTTGGCTCCTGAAACATAACCCAGGAGCCGAGTTAATTAATGAAAAAGAATTATGAAACACCCAGATCCAAAAAAACATCAAATTATTAGTTTTGTAAAATCAGCTATTAGAATAGTTGGTTATGGACTTATTCCATTTAGTTTGGTAACAGCAACTATTGTACTTATATTAAGTGAATTAATCGGAATTATAGAAGAATTAGTATGAAGAAATTATTTTATTTTACAGCTCCATGGTGTGGACCATGCAAAATGTTAAGTCCTACTATGGAAAGAGTAGCCCAAGATACACCAGTAGAAAAAATCAATATTGATTATGAAATTGATAGGGCTAAAGCAGCTAATGTTATGAGTGTTCCTACAGTAATATTAGTAGAAAATGGACAAGAAGTTCGTCGATTTGTAGGAAACAGAAGTTATCAAGACATAATGAATTTTATCAATGGGTAGTTTTAGATCAACAAAAGTATTTGATGGTTACTCTACAGTGTTTCGTCAATGGAAAGCTGAGGGAACACATTGTAGATTCTTACATGGTTATGGAGTAAGTTTAAAAGTATGGTTTGAAGGTGAACTTGATGAACGTAATTGGGTTTGGGACTTTGGAGGTATGAAACGTGCTAAAGGTACTATTGATGGTATGAATCCTAAAGCATGGTTAGATTATATGCTTGATCACACTACAATTGTAGCAGAGGATGATCCCTATCTCCCAGTATTTAAACAAATGGAAGCAGACAGTGTAATTCAATTACGAGTTATTCCAGCTACAGGAGCAGAACGTTTTGCTGAATATTTTTATAATAAGCTAAACGATTTTATACAAGCAGAAACTAATGGTCGTGTTAAAGTAGTTCAAGTTGAATTCCGTGAACATGAAAAAAATACAGCATTTTATAAAGGTTAATTATGGATAGTAAAGTAACAGAAAAACAATGGAACATTCAGGAACCAGGTCGTATCACAGATTATGATAAAAGGATTCCTGTATTAGAAATTTACCCTTGTGTTCAATCAGAAGGTTCAAGACAAGGTAGACCTACAATAGCTGTTCGAGTAACAGGTTGTACTCATAGATGTTGGTTTGGTGCTGGTGGTTGGTGTGACTCTTGGTACACAAGTATTCATCCTGAGAAAGGTGTTTATACATTTAATGATATTGTTAAAGCATATGATGAAAATCCTCATATTAGAGAGATGATGTTAACAGGAGGTTCACCAACAATGCAACCTGCCTTAGTAAATGAATTAACTCATTTTGCTTATCAAAGAGGTATTTTTATTACAATTGAAACTGAAGGATCTCATTTTATTAAAACTGATTACCCAATTGGTTTGATTAGTTTATCACCTAAGTTTAGTAATTCAATTCCTAAAATCGATGTTAATACTCCTATGGGTAAATTAGTTGACCAAAAAATGATTGACCAACATAATAAATTCCGTTTGAATTATGATGCTATGAGAATGATGTTAGATCAACATGGTGATTATCATTTCAAACCAGTATGGGATGGTACTGAAGAAAATTTAGCTGAAATTGAAGCATTTAGAGTTAAAATGGATATTCCAAAATGGAAAACTTGGTTAATGCCTGCTGGTGATACTAGAGAGACATTAATTGAAATGTATCCTATCTCAATTGAAAAATGTATGGAAGTAGGTTATAACTGGACTGGTAGGGATCATATTATCAGTTACGATACTAAACGAGCTGTTTAATATTTATAATAATATGATGAGTTTAAAATTTAAGTATTTTTACAGTACAGGATGTGATGCTTGTAAACAGTTAAAACCTTTTATCTCTCAGTTTAAAGAAGAATTAAACATAGAGATGATAAATGGAGATGAAAATGATCTTTTAATGGAAAGTTATAAGATTGATTGGTATCCAACCTTAGTTATGGAACATGAAGGTAATACTTGGAAATTTGAAAGTCCAAAAGCAATAGAAGATTTTTTAACAAAAGCATCAAATGGTTCTCTTTAACGAAACAGAAATTAAAAACAAAGTAGGTGAAATTGCCTACATGATTAAAAAAAGATATCACGAACAACCTCCTGTACTTATTTGTGTTTTAAACGGCGCTTTTATGTTTTTCACAGATTTAGTGAAACATATGGATGACTGCTATATAGACTTTATACGTGCGAAATCCTACAATGATACTACACAGGGCGAAATCTATATCACAAAACAAATCGAAATGGATATTACTGGAAAAGATGTTTACATTATTGACGACATTTATGATTCAGGTAATACTATGAACCGCCTAGTTAAACATGTTAGTTATGGTAATCCAAAATCAATCACTCCAGTAACATTGTTTAAAAGACACACTGCTGAAAATGATGATTTAATTTATGGGTTTAATTTAGAAAATGAATACTTTTTAGTAGGTTATGGTTTAGATGGAGTAGGTGATTTAAAACGCAATCAAAAATACATTACTGGATTAATGAGTGATGATTAATTTAATTTGGTTCTTTTAAAATTAGTTATTATATTAAAGTATAAGTTATGAATAATAAGACATTTAAACTAGATTTAGAAGTAGTAAAAACAGGTTATGCTAATGGTATAGCTCCTGGTTTTCCATTAACTGAAAAAGAAAAATGGTCAATGGTAGATGAAGCAGCTGAAGCATATGGTAAGTTTTTAGATGCTTTAGGATGTGATTGGAGAAATGATCCCAATAGCTCAGATACACCTCGTCGTGTAGCTAAAGCATATGTTTTTGATTTGTGGAAAGGTCGTTATGATGCTCCTACAGACATTACCTCATTTCCAAGTGATGGCTATGATGGTATTGTAATTGAACGAAACATTCCTCTTACCTCAATGTGTTCACATCACCACCAAACAATTGGAGGAGTAGTTCATATTGGTTATGTAGTAGGTGAAAACGGTTCAGTAATTGGGTTGTCTAAATTGAATCGTATTGTGGAACATTTTGGCCGTCGTGGAGCTATTCAAGAACAACTTACTTCAGCTATTCATCAAGCTGTAGATAAAATTTGTGAAAACAATAAAGGTGTTATTGTTACTATAGTTGCTACTCACAATTGTGTTTCATGTAGAGGTGTTAAACATCAAGGAGCTTCAATGGTAACTACTAAAGCATCAGGTGTGTTCTTAAATAATGAAAACCAAGCACGTAAGGAATTCTTTGACAGCTTGAAAATCAATAACGGAGGTCATCAAATCTAATGAAACTAGGTGGTTTTGTTGAATTGTTAATTAAAATAATTACCTTTGGACAAGGCCATCGAATTGCTTTATTCATAGCTAAAAAAATGGGCTATGATGATTGTGGTTGTAAAGCAAGAAAAGACAAACTAGACTTGTTTTGGGATAAAGTTTTAAATAAATTAAAATAATATGTTATTAAATTCAAATCAAATTTCAAATTATATCATTGAGTCAGATTTTTCAAAACGAGCTCAAATTGGTATTGACTTATCAGCAGCAAAAATTGAACGTATTGATGTAGGTTCTTCTGTTTACACAGATAAAACTCATATTGATCCTACAGGTTATGTAGAAATGCCTACTTGGAGTATTGATGGTAAAGAATGTTGGCGCCTAGAAAAAGGTATTTACTCAGTTACTTTTAATGAAGGAATTAAAGTACCAGCTGATTGTGCTGCTAAAATTACTCACCGTTCTTCCTTATATCGTACAGGAACAATTATTGAATCACCTTGGTGGGACCCAGGTTTTCATTGCGAACAAATGAATACAACAATGATAGTAAACAGCATTATTATCATTGAAAAAAATGCTCGAGTTGCTCAAATTGCTTTTTGGCGTGTTGAAGAAGTAGGTGAGCAGTATAATGGACAGTGGCAAGGTCTTAATACAGCTTATAAAAAATAATGAAGTTTTGTATTAGTTGTAATACAGAAAAACCACTTCATGAATTTTATAGAAATGTTCTTAATAAAGATGGACGTACTGAAAAATGCAAATACTGTTTAGATGGTGAAGCTATAGATAGGTATGTTTCTTTATTAGAAAAAGATCAAATTCGAAGAAAAAAAAGAAAAAAATAAGTCCCTATATTTTAGACTTAATCTATATAAGTTCCCCATTTTGGGTACATAAATAATATTATGTTCCCCATTTTGGGGAATCTTTAAAAAATTGGTTCCCCAAAGTTTGGCCCTTGTATATATTTTTATTATATTTATTACCATCAAATCAATCAATTAATTAAACAAAAGATGAAAAAATTATTATTTAGCTTGTTAGCAATCGGAATGATTGGATCAAGTGTAGCTCAAATGGCAATCCCAGGTGCAGTATTTGCAGACAATGCAGTACGTTTTAACGGACGTAAAGTAACTCTTAAAAACGTTCAAGTTGATATGACATCTCAAATGTCTGTAGCAACAGGAGCAATAGCACCAGCTCCATTAAATGGTCCAGCAACAGCTTTAACTCCAGGAACAATTGGACCTGTAGGACCAGTAGCAGTTCAAGCACCTTGTCGTCCACCAAGAGGATTTTCTCAAGTGGATATCAAGTTCTTAGAGAAACCAGAATTTAAAGCTTGTTTCTTTATGGCTGATGTAATGTTAAATGTTTTAAAGCGTGATGCTGGTGGACAGAGTGTAGATGCTCAAATTACTTTTAGAGGTGATGCACGTACTGGATACAATGTATCTTTTTATAAATTAGGTAAGTAATTATTTTTAACTACAAATAAATTAGGCTTGGGCAACCAAGCCTTTTTTGTTATGTTAACGCTAATGTATCAGGCTTTATACTACGATAAAGAAGAAAGACAATATTATCTGAGAGATGATAGAAGTAAAAACTTTAAAACACTTCAATATTGGCCTACTTTCTATCAACCGGACCCAGATGGTGAATATGAAACATTAGAAGGTACTAGAGTTTCACCTACTAGAAAGATGCATGATTGGAAAGATCCTAAATATTTTGAAAAGGATGTAGATAAAATCACTCGTTTTTTAGTAGACCATTATTATGAATCAGATGAAACTCCTAAATATCATAACACAGTTTATTTAGATATTGAGTGTGAGGTAGCGGGAGCATTAACACCTGAAAATATCAGTGATCCAAAAGGTAAAATAACAGCTGTTGCTTTATATGATGCTAACTCTAAAAAGTACTATTGTTTACTTTTAGATGAAAGCCAAACACTTAAAAGCATAACTGAAAAAGATAAAGAAGTTATTCCATTTGGTAGTGAAAAAGAATTATTACATGGTTTTCTAGATAAATGGTATGAATTAGACCCAACTATTATTACAGGTTGGAATAGTGGTTTCTTTGATATACCTTATCTTTATCATAGAATTTCTAAAGTACTAGGAGAATCAGTCGCCCAAACATTATCTCCTATTGGTAAAGTAAAAATTACACCTCAATTTCCTGACCAACCTGTTAATTTAGGAGGTATTAATCACCTAGACTATATGCTTTTATTTAAAAAGTATATTATGAAACAGGAACCATCTTATCGTTTAGGTGACATAGGTAAAAAATATGCTAAACTAGAAAAGATTGAGTATGAAGGTTCACTTGATAAATTATTTAAAGAAGACATTCAGAAGTTTATTGAATACAACTTACGAGATGTAGAGATTATTGTTGAACTAGAGAATAAACTTAAATTTATTGAGTTAACAGTCACCATTTGTCATTTATGTCATGTTGAATATGAAAACATTTATTTTTCAACTATGCTAAATGAAGGTGCTATTTTAACTTATTTGAAACGAAAAGGTATAGTTTCACCTAATAAACCTACTACTTATAATCCTTTACTAAGAACAATAGAGGAAGAATATGCTGGTGGTTATTTAAAAGATCCTGTACCTGGTTTGTATGAATGGGTTATTGATTTGGACTTTACTTCATTGTATCCCTCCATTATACGTTCTTTAAACATGGGTATTGAAACTTTGGTTGGACGTGTTGTTAATAGAGGAAAATTTGATAATCAATGGTCTTTGAGAGAACTCAAAGAAATGAATCAAGACCAAGTACTTAGAATTGAAAAAATTAAAAAAGACAGGTCAATATCCACCTCTGAAATTACTGTAGCTGATTTAATTTCTATTATTGAAGAAAATGATTTAATTATTTCAGCACCAGGAGTAATATTCAGAAAAGATAAATCAAGTGTTGTTTGTGAAATTTTAACTGACTGGTTTGCTAAAAGACAAGAGTATAAAAAACTCATGAAAAAAGCATATAAGGAAGATAATGACCCTGTTATGGGAGAATTTTATAATAAACGACAACATGCTTATAAAATTAAGCTGAATGATGTTTATGGTGTATTTGCTATTAATGGTTGGAGATACACTGATGGTAATAAATTTATTAGTAAAGCAATTACTTTAACAGGTCAGCGTTTGACTCAAGAAAGTATTAAGTTTGTTAATAAATGGATGAATGAACAACTAGGTACAGAAGATAAAGACTATATTGTTACTTCAGATACTGACTCACTTTTTATTCAAGTAAAAGATCTAATTCTACAACGTAAACCAGAGTTAGAAGGTGCTGATAGAGAAACAATTGTAAAAGAAGTACTACAAGTAGCTACTGAGGTTCAAAGAGTAGCAAATGAAAACCTACATGTTCTAGTTCAAGAATTGTTTAATGTTAAATATCCTGACGAACCTCATTATTTTGAGTTGAAACAAGAAGTTGTACTTGATAGAGGTTATTTTGCAGGTAAGAGGAGATACGCCCAACATATTGTTAATAAAGAAGGTGTACCAACAGATGAGCTAGATGTTAAAGGATTAGATTTGATGAAATCAAACTTTCCACCTTTGTTTAGGAAGTTTGGAGAACATCTTATTAATGAAATTATGTTTGGTAAACCTAAAGTTGATATTGATAAACAAATATTAGACTTTAGAACTGAATTAAGAACTATTGATTGGAGGAAAATTCTTAAACCTACTGGTTTAAAGAAAATGAGTGAATATTTAGCTGCTCCTCCTCGTTCTGGGGAAATATTTTCTAAGTTAGGTTTAAAATGTCCTATCAATACTAAAGCAGCTATTATATATAATGACATTTTAAGATTTAAAAAATTAGATAAAAAATACCCAACGTTTCAAATTGGTGATAAAATGTATATTGCTTATTTGAAAGCTAACCCTTACCGAGTTGATGTTATCGGATTTAATGGTTTTAATGATCCTCCTGAAATTATGGAATTAATTGAAAAATATATAGACAGAGATGGGTTATTTGATTCTGTATTAAAAAATAAACTAGAATCCTTATATTCAGATTTAGGATGGGGTGCAGTAGTACTTAATCAAAATATCAATAAATTCTTTAGTTTCTAGTTTTTTAACCATATTTATTCATGATATGGCCCTCGTAGATCAAGAAAGTTTATTTACACCTTTCAAACCTAAAAAATACCAATCTGGAGATCCTTCAAAAGGATTAATCCAGGGTTATCAATCAAGTACATTAACTGCTCCTCGTACTCCAAGTTCCTATGCTAACCCAGAAGCTAGAGGTGTAAATGAAGCAGCAGATGGAGGACTCCCAGCACCTGCTACTCCTTCATACTCTCCACCTTCAAATTTTGATCCAGATTATCAAGCTTTATTAAATTACGCTAACACTCAAGGTTATACACTCCCTACAGATGCTCAACAATTTGACCAAAATTATATGGTTCAGCAGTTAAAACAATTTGGTATCTGGAATAAATTAGATTTATTTTATGTATTTGCTACTGATGGAGATGAGGATTTTGCTACATTAAACTGGAAAGCTCCATCAACCTTTAAATTAATTCCTACTAATAGCCCAACATTTACTTCCAATATTGGATTTACAGGCAATGGAACAGACCAATATCTAGATTCAGAATGGGCAGCAACTTCAGGATCAAATTTCACAGCTAATAATGCTTCCCATGGTGTTTTCACAAATTCTCATCGAGGTGGAAATGCTACAGGTAATATAGGATATCATGGGCAAGGAGGAAGTGGTACTTATAATTTTATATCATATCAATTAAGTAATTTTACAAATTATAGCCAACTAAACGGATTATCAGATTCAACTCAACAAAATAATTTTACCTCTTTTAGAGCTGTAACCTTTAACTCATCATTATTCAAAGTATGGCAAGGTTTTAAAGCATTTGTAACCTCCAAATCAGGTGGAAATATAAGTGATGATCCTATGAGAATTATGCAACGATCAGTTTCTGGTACTGAATATTATGCTCCTAGTAGTGTAGAATTTAAAGCAGATTTTTGGGGTAGTTCTTTAAGTGACTATGAAATAACGAATATTATAACAACTGTAACTGGTTATATTGGTAAATTGTCTTAAAAATTAATTTTTATATTTTTAAATTAAGCTTGGGAAACCAAGCTTTTTTTATTATGTTAATAATGTGATAGAAAAATTAGACTTAGTATCAATCATCTCAAAATACTACCTAAATGGTATGATTGAAGCCGTTAAATGGGAAATTAAAAATAACAAATTAACTATTAAGTTTACTGCTCCTGATAAAACAATGATTGGAGTTGTAACTTGTGATGATTTTAATTTAGAAGATTCAGACATTGGTATTAGTAATACTACTCAATTAAATAAGTTACTTGCTATTACAAATGGTTATTTAACTTTAGAGTATCAAAAACAACATAAACTAATTACTAAACTTATTATAGCAGACAATCAATTTACTCTAAATTATGCTTTAGCTGATACTATGATTATTCCTAAAGCAGGAGAATATGTTGGTGATGGTAAATACAATATTGAAGCTTTGTTAGATAACGAAAGTATAAGCGCTATAGTACGAGCAAAATCAGCACTCGCAGATACTGATACAGTTGTATTTAAGCCGTTTACTAACGATGATGGTGATTTACAGTTAGAAATGGAATTTGGAGGTAATATTGAATACTCAAATAAAGTATCATTTTACATACCAGACATTACAACTAATAATTTACCTGTTGATTTTAAAGTCAATTATAATTCTAATTTAATTAAAGAAATTATGTATTGTAATAAAGATGTTCCAACAGGAACTATGGAAATCAATTTAGATGGAATTATGAAACTTTCATTTGATAATGATAAAGTTAAAAGTGAGTATTATATTGTTGCAAAGGAAATCTAATTATGTATATTTATAACAAAGTGAAACCTTAGGGAACACTAAAATCATCTTAGGAGATTAAAATTATGACACATTTAAAAATTTTTGAAAATTCAATTACACCGTTTGACATCCTATTTAAGGATTTCTTCAAATCAGAATTAAACTTCCAACCAGCCATTGAGGCTAAATTTCCCCATCCGGTAGACATTTATGAAAACAAGAATGGACTTCATTTTGAAGTTGCTTGTACTGGTCTAACTAAAGAAGATATTGACCTAAGTTTAGAAGGTGATGTCTTAAAAATTGCTTACGACAAAAAAGAAGAAGATAAATGTTGTGATGTTAATGATTGCAACTATATCAAAAAAGGTATTGCTCGTAGGTCCTTTAATTTAGGTTATAAAATCGTAAACAAGTTTGATTTGTCAAAAGCTGAGGCTGAGATGAATAATGGCTTATTAAAAATTTCTATTCCATTTGCTGAAGAAGCAAAACCAAAAACATTAAAAATTAAGTAAAACCGTTCTCCTAAGGTTTCACTAAGTTATGAAAATGCATTTAATCAAAACTAATAATGATATTCTTTATCAGGTAATTCATCAAGAACCTGAAACAAAACAAATTGACACTGAAAAGATGAGAATTAAACATCATTGTACAGATGTATTTAGAAAAGATGGAATGTATTGGTTTGTTAGATTAATAGAAGAAGCTCAAATAATTGAGGAAAGTTTGGACAATTAAAAAAATTATGTTAAATTATAGTTATGGCTAAAGAAAAAGAATACACACGTACTATCACTGACCCTGAAATGGAACCTTATTTCCTTTCAGTTGATGACAACAATGTTACTGTTAATGTTAAAGTTACGCCTGATGCTCGTTACACTGACTCTACTACAGAGTATGTAAAAACTATAGGTCATTATAGTAGAGTAAGTACAGCTTTAAAAACAGTTATTAATGAAAAAGTAAATAGTCAATCATATGAGTCTTTAAGAGACTATATGGATGAGTATAATACTGTTACTGAAAAACTAAATAAAATATTAAATTTTTAAAATATGTTAGAAGCAATTTATAATGCAGTTATTGTAAAACCTGTTGAGGAAGAAGAAACCTCATATGGTGGAATTATTGTCCCTGACCTAGGGAATGAAAAAAATAAATTAGCAGAAGTAGTAGCAGTTGGACCTGGTTACTATTCAGCTAATGGTACTTTAGTTGAAACTGTACTTAAAGTAGGAGATACAGTAGTATTACCTACTATGGGTTTTAGTAAAATGGAGTATGAAGGTGAAGAGTATTGGTTGGGTCCTGAAAATCAAGTTTTAGCAAAAATAAATAAGTAATATGAGTAAAATTATAGAATTTGGTCCCGATGCAAGGGAAAAAATGATTAATGGTATTGATAAACTAGCTAATGCTGTAACATCAACACTTGGTCCTAATGGACGAAATGTAGTTATTGCAAACGGAGGTATTCCACAATCAACTAAAGATGGTGTAACAGTAGCTAAATCAATTACCTTAGAAGATCCAATTGAAGAATTGGGTGTACAATTAGTTAAACAAGCAGCTATTAAGACTGCTGATAATGCTGGTGATGGTACTACAACTTCAACTTTGTTGGCTCGTGAAATGGCTAAACAAGGTCTTAAGTATCTTAACCATGGAGAAAATGCTGTTGAAATTAAACGTAGTATTGATAAAGCAGTAAAAGAAGTAGTTGAACATCTACGTCATGAAATTAAAGAAGATATTTCAGATGAGGAACAACTTAAACAAATTGCAACAATTTCAGCTAATAATGATTCTGAAGTAGGAGAATTAATTGCTACAGCAATGCAAAAAGTAGGTCGTGAGGGAGTTGTATTCATTGAAGAGTCTAAAAATGGTGAAACATATCTTGAAACAGTAGAAGGTATGCAGTTTGACAGAGGTTATAAATCACCTTATTTTGTGACTGATAATAACTCAATGAGTACTACTTTAAATGATGCTTTGATTTTGATTGCCGATAAGCGTTTTACTCAAGTAAAAGAGTTGTTGCCTATTTTAGAAGCTGTATCTAACCAAAATAAACCTTTAGTATTGATTGCTGAAGATATTGATGGTGAAGCATTAGCTACTTTAATTGTAAACAAAGCAAGAGGTATTTTAAAAGTTGTAGCAGTTAAAGCCCCTGACTTTGGTGACCGTCGTAAATTGATTCTTGAAGACATTGCTACCATGACAGGTGGCCAAGTATTCAGTACTGAAAAAGGTATGAAATTAGATAAATTTAGTTGGGATTGGTTTGGTCAAGCTCGAGTAGTTACTGTAGGTAAAGATGAAACTACTATTGTAGATGGTAAAGGTGATGCTGATAAAATTGCTGAACGTATTGAAGAACTTCAAACACAAATTGATAAATCTGTTTCTCCATATGAAAAAGAAAAATTACAAGAACGTTTAGCTAAGTTTATTGGTGGTGTTGCTGTTGTTCATGTAGGTGGATTTACAGAAGCTGAAATGAAAGAAAAGAAAGACCGAGTAGATGATGCTTTACAAGCTACTAAAGCCGCTCTTGAAGAAGGTATTGTACCTGGTGGTGGAATGGCTTTGCTACACTCTCGAAATGGTATTAGTGATTTTAATACTATTGGTGGTCGAATTGTTTATAATGCCTGTGCTGAACCATTTAAGAAAATTTTAGCCAATGCTGGTTATGAACAAGAAGATATATATAATGCCTTATCAGGAGCAACAGGAGGTGATTATTGGTATGGATTTAATTTGAATGATGAAGATTTCTGTGATATGAGAGAAATTGGAGTAATTGATCCAGCTAAAGTAACTCGTACAGCTCTTGAGAACGCAGCTTCAGTAGCTGGTACTATCTTATTGACAGAAGCAGTTGTTGTTGACAAACCTGAGGATAAAAAAGATGATGCTGGGTTTGGAGACATGATGGGAATGATGTAATAAAGTATGCAAGACGCAGTATCACTCATAGGAAAAAAATTAACAATAGGAGAAGAACTTTTTGAAATAAAAGGAGTACATTTTGTACCACAAGCTACTCACCCTAAACATAATATCTACTTTAGTCTTAAAACAACAGATAAAGGTATTATAAATTATTCTTATGATGTGATACTGCCTTACTTTAAAACACAAATTAAGTTATGAAAAAAGAAGTTATAGAAAACCTAATAGAGATTGCAGACCGAATGCCACCAGGTGATAGATGGAAAGTAAAGGGGGTTGAAGCAATTCAACCCACCTTAACTGACGCTTTAGAAGCGTTTTATCAAGTGGCGAATAATAAACCTATTGCTTTTCGTTTAGATTTGGCTCAAGGAAAACTTTATGCTATCTTTACAGATGAAGTAGAAATTAAAGAACCTGAACCTAAAAAATATTCAATATATGGTGACTACCAGCTCTAAACAACATACCCTATGGGTTGAAAAGTATCGTTCTCAAGATCTTTCTACATATGTAGGAAACGAACAAATTAAAGGTACTATTTCTAAGTATCTAGAACAAAATGATATTCAAAATTTTATTTTCTACGGCACAGCCGGTACTGGTAAAACTACTCTTGCTAAACTTATTGTTAACAATCTTAATTGCGATTATCTCTATATTAATGCTTCCGATGAACGTGGTATTGATACTATTAGGGATAAGGTCCAGGGTTTCTCGTCTGTGGCGTCTTTTAAGCCGCTCAAAGTTGTCATCTTGGATGAGGCTGATTTCCTTACTATACAGGCTCAGGCGTCGTTAAGAAACATTATTGAGACATTTTCAAGAACAACTCGATTTATTTTAACTTGTAATTATATTGAGCGTATTATTGATCCGCTCCAGTCTCGTTGTCAAGTTTTAAAAATTGTTCCTCCATCTAAATCAGAAGTAGCTTCACATGTTAGTGATATTCTTAAACAAGAAGAAGTTGAAATTGGTTTAGATGATTTAAAACTAGTAGTTAATCAATTTTATCCTGACATTCGTAAAATGTTAAATACATTACAAATGAGTGTTAATAATGGTGAAATATCCATTGATAAAGACATATTAGTGTCTAGTAACTACAAAAATAAAGTCCTCATGGAATTATGTAAACCAAGTTCTAAGTCGTTTAATAACATTAGACAAATTATAGCTGACTCTGGAGTTAATGATTATGAGGACTTATTTAGATTTTTATTTGATAATATAGATAAATATGCTTCTACTAATGCTGGTGAAGTAATTATTTATATTGAAGAGTATCAATATCATTCTAATTTTAGAATTGATAAAGAGATAAATGTAATGGCTTTAATTTCTCGAATATTAGCTGTTATTGAAAAAAGAGTATTATGAGACAATTCCTAAAGTTCCTATTAATTTGGATTAGTCAAAACTTAGCAATACCTTTCTGGATGGTAGGTCATGTTCATTTAATGACAACAATTTATCAAGATATACATGAAATTATTATGAGTATGGGTATGAACATTATAGTATTAATAGGATTTATTTTAGATTATAAACAACAAAAACAAAATGAAAAATCAACAACAAATGAACATTAACATTGATTTGTCTAAGACAACATCAGTAGAAACTTCAACTGGTAAAAAAGTATGGAGTCAAGGAATTATTATTCGTAAAGTATCTAAATTTATAGTAGGAGCTGAAGAAGATGCTTTAGTACCTATCCCAGTATTTTATGATGCTGAAACAGGAGAAATTTTGACTGAAACTTTACCTAAAGAATTAAGGGAAGAATATTCAAATGACAATCTTTGATTGGTTAAAACAAATCACAACAGATAAAAAACCTTGGTCATCTTTTACAGAAGGCCAGCGAGAATCATTTAATTCTTACATGGTTCATAGATTTGTAAGTATGTATGAAGGATACACTGAGGTTGCAAATTACGGCCAAAGAATCCCTTATCCTGAAAAAGAAAAAACTTATAAATATTACTGTACTATGTTACCTAAAAAGAATGTGTTCCTAAAATATATTAAATCATCTAAGAAGAGACCTAATATTGATTTATTAAAATACATAGCTGATTATTATGTTGTTTCACTTGGAGAAGCTGAAGATTATATTTATCTTCTAAAACGAGAAGGGATAGAACATGTTCTTGAAAAATCAGGAGTTAATGAAAAAGAAATTAAAAAGTTATTAAAAGAAATAAAATGAGAGGAAAAATTATTGACGCTGTAAAATCACATGCTCAAGGTCATGTTGACAAACATTTAGCCAATATTGAAGTCTATCTTTCTAACCCAGTTGGGGTAGGAGAACATCCAGACATTATTGAAGCTATTGAAATGGAATTAGAACAAGTAGCTAAATATCAAGATCAATTAGATATTATTAATAAGTATTTTCCAAGATAAGTTATGACAAAAAATAGTGATATTTATGGAGTCACACATAGTGATTCATTAATTGAAGCTTTAGAGAAATCTAAACGACAATATGAAGAAGCAACTTTTACTCCTGACTCTATTGTCCAGTCTGTTATGAATAAATTTCATACTAGAGCTGAAATGGGTTATAAAAAATACAACAATACTTTAGATAGAAATGATTTCACAGTATTAGAATGGATTGAGAATGCTCAAGAAGAACTAATGGATGGAATTTTATATCTTGAGAAGTTGAAAAAAACACTAGGTGGGTAAAAAGAAAAAAATACCAGCTATTGTAAAGCAAATCAAACAGCATACTCTTAAAGAAATCAATTACGCTTTTGAAAAGTCGATTTCTTATAGTCAGTTGTCAATGTTTAATGCTTGTCCACATAAATGGAGTCTTCAATATAAAGACGGCTATTATGTTTCTGAATCGTCTATCCATATGACTTTTGGAACTGCGTTACATGAAGCATTACAGCATTATATAACAACTATATATGAGGTTAGTGGGGCTGAAGCTGACCGTATCAACATAGAAGAGTATTTTGAAGACCGTTTTAGAGAAGTTTATTTAAAAGACTATAAGTCTAATAAAAATGTTCATTTCTCTAACTCATTTGAAATGAGGGAGTTTTTTGAAGATGGTTTAGCTATTATAAACTACATCAAGAAAAACAGAGGTGGTTATTTTGGTAAACGAGGCTGGTATTTAGTAGGATGTGAAATTCCCATATCATTAAATCCTCATTCAGAATATAAAAATGTATTCTATAGAGGATATCTTGATGTAGTATTATATCATGAACCAACTAATAAATTTAAAATTTTAGATATTAAAACATCTACTAAAGGTTGGGATGATTATGCTAAAAAAGATGAGATCAAACAAATGCAATTAATTTTATATAAAAAGTTTTTTGCTCAACAGTTTGGTGTTTCTGAAGATAATATTGATATTGAATTTTTTATTGTCAAAAGAAAAGTATGGGAAGATTCACCTTACCCTATATCTAGAGTACAAGAATTTAAACCAGCAAGTGGTAAAGTAAAGATTAATAAAGCAACTAATACAATTAAAGGATTTATAGAGGAAGTATTTAACAATGATGGTTCTTATAAAAATAAACAATATGAACCAAATGCTAGTGATTGGAATTGTAGATTTTGTCCTTTTAAAGATCGCAAAGAATTATGTAATAAAGGCGTATCTTAGTAGATCCCAATATATTTATATACGATATTAAATTAATAAAAGCTATGAGTAAAAAAGATATGACATTAACCTCTGTTAAAGTACAGAGTGAGTTATTTGACAATTTCAAGATTGCATGTGTTAAGTACAAATTTTCTTTACAAAAACTTGCAGACCGCACTATTCATTTGTATCTTACAGATGAAGATTTTAGAAAAAAAGTACACTCACATAACAACTTAGAAATTAAAGATTAAAAATGGAATCACGTTTTGAATATCTTCCTCCTGAGAAGAGGAAAAAAATTGTTTTTATCTCTGATGATTTAAGAGTTCACTCAGGAATTGCTACTGTAGCGAGAGAAATTGTAATTCATACAGCCCATCATTTTAATTGGGTAAGTGTAGGAGGAGCTGTTAAACATAATGAGGAAGGTAAAAGATTAGATTTATCTCAATCAACTAATGAAGTAAATGGCTTAAAAGATTCATCAGTTATAATGTATCCCGTTAGTGGATATGGTAATCCTGATTTTTTAAGACAATTAATTGAATTTGAGAAACCAGATGCTATAATGATGATCACTGATCCTCGTTATTATATTTGGTTGTTCCAAATGGAAAATGAAATTAGAAGAAAAATTCCTATTGTTTATTTAAACATTTGGGATGATTATCCTGCTCCACTTTATAATAAACCATATTATGAAGCTTGTGATTTATTAATGGGTATTTCAAAACAAACAGTAAACATTAATAGACTTGTGTTAGGTGATAAAGCTGATAAAAAACTTCTTAAATATATTCCTCATGGATTAAATCATAATGTGTTTAAACCTTTAGATAAAAAAGATCCTAAACTATTAGAGTTTAAAAACAAATTATTTAAAGGTAAAGAATATGATTTCGCTTTATTGTTTAATTCTAGAAACATTAGGCGTAAACAAATTCCTGATACTATTTTGGCTTATAGATATTTCATTGATAACTTACCTAAAGAACAAGCTAAAAAATGTTGTTTGATTTTACATACTGAAAGATCATTAGAGCATGGTACTGATTTGGAAGCAGTGATTGAATTACTTTTAAATGAAGATCATTATAATGTAGAATTTACAGATGCTAAATTCAACCCAGAACAAATGAATTACTTATATAATAGTACAGATGCTCAAATATTATTAACTTCAAATGAAGGATGGGGTTTGAGTATTACTGAAGCTATTTTAGCTGGTAATTTAATTATTGCTAATGTAACTGGTGGTATGCAAGATCAAATGAGATTTGAAGATGAGGAGGGTAATTGGTTTACTCCAAGTGCTGATGTACCATCAAACCATACTGGAAAATATAAAAAACATGGTGAGTGGGCATTTCCAGTTTATCCAACCTCAAGAACATTAGTTGGTTCACCACCAACACCTTATATTTGGGACGACACTTGTAGACCAGAAGATGCTGCTGAACAAATTATGAATGTTTATTCTTTAACTAAAGAAGAAAGACAATCAAAAGGTTTTAAAGGTAGAGAATGGGCCTTAAGTGATGAAGCAGGTTTTACCTCTTATCATCAAGCTGAAAGAGTGATGGACTCTATAAATGAATTATTTAATACTTGGGAACCAAGAGAAAAATATGAATTAATAAATGTAAATACTTATCCTGATAGAGTTATAAATCATAAATTGTTATATTAATGAAACCGTTATTTGTAATAAGTTCTCCTTTTGACACCTATAGTGGCTATGGCGCCAGAGCAAGAGATTTAGTTAAAGCCATTATTGAAACTGATAAATACGAAGTAATGTTAATGTCTCAGCGTTGGGGCAATACACCTTTTGGATTCTGTAAAGACAATCCAGAATGGGAATTTCTTTTAGAAAAAACATTACCAGGTAATCAATTAACTAGACAGCCTGATATTTGGGCTCAAGTTACTGTACCTAATGAATTTCAAAGAGTAGGTAAATTTAATATTGGTTTTACAGCTGGTATTGAAACAACTGTTTGTGCAGGGGAATGGATTGATGGATGCAATAGAATGGATTTAAATATTGTTTCTTCAGAACATTCTAAAAAAGTTTTCCAAAACTCTAAATTTGAAAAAAGAAATAAACAAACTAATGCTTTAGAAGGTGAGATTGAATTGTCAAAACCAATGGAAGTATTGTTTGAAGGAGCAGATTTAGACATTTACAAACATCTTAGTTATGGTACTTATGAAGATAATTTATCTGAGTTAAGAAACATTAAAGAAAAATTCGCTTACTTATTTGTAGGTCATTGGATTCAAGGTGACTTAGGAGAGGATAGAAAAAATGTAGGTTTGTTAGTTAAAGCATTTTTTGAAGTATTCAAAAATAAAACCAATAGACCAGCATTAATCTTAAAAACATCTCAAGTTGGTTCTTCATATCTTGATAGAGAAGAAGTAATTAAGAAAATTAAAAAAATAGCTAAAACAGTAAATTCTAAAAATTTACCTAATGTTTATGTTTTAAATGGAGAATTAAGTGATGAAGAAATGAATGAACTTTATAATCATCCTAAAGTAAAAGCTATGGTTAGTTTAACTAAGGGTGAAGGTTTTGGTCGTCCATTACTTGAATTTACTTTAAGTAAAAAACCATTACTAACTACAGGATGGTCTGGTCATATGGATTTTCTTGATCCTAAATTCGTTACTTTAGTTAAAGGACAATTAACTAATGTTCATCCAAGTGCAGCTAATCAATTCTTATTATCTGACTCTCAATGGTTTAGTCCTGATCATACTGAAGTAGGATTTTACCTAAAAGATATTTTTGATAACTATAAAAAATATACTGAAGGAGCTAAAAAACAAGCTGAAAAAACTAAAAATGAATTTAGTTGGGATAAGATGAAAGATAAAATAGATCAAATTTTAACTAATCATCTTCCTGAATTTCCAAAAGAAATAAAATTAGAAATACCTAAATTAAATAAAATTCAATTACCTAAATTAGAAAAAATAGATGGATAATTTAATAACATGCGACCGTTGCCAATCAGATGCTTGTTATGTATCTGAAGTAAATGCAGACATTAAAACTTACTTTTGCTATGGATGTGGCTTTCAAACTAACTCTTTAATGATGGAAGGGGAAGAATTTTTAGAACAACAAAAAGAAACTCTACCAGAACTTTATAAAGATTTATTTAGTAAAGATAAAAAAGGAAAAATTTGGATGCCATCAGCAGTAAATATTCCTAATCAAGGAATGATTTTTGCTAATGGAGCCAATATCAGAGATTGGAATTGGAGTGCTGTTAAAGCAGTTCCTGTAACAGAAGAAGAAAAAGAAAAATACCCTATACCAGGAAAGGAAGGTCAATACTATGAATGGAGAATGGATATGACCACACTTAAAAACTTCCCAGAACGTGAGTATATGGATGCTCTTTCTTACATTGGAGTATTACCCGAATGATTAGTTTAGCAATTACAGTTTGTAACGAACATAAAGAGTTAGAGACTCTATTGGATTATTTATCCGATAGAGCTCTCTTTCCTGATTATGAAGTTGTAATTCAAATTGATAAAGACAATTACACTGATGATGTTGTTAGTGTTATTGTTGGAAGGGGAATCAAACATTGGTTCTATCCATTAAATAAAGACTTTGCTAGTTATAAAAATGAGCTAGCAAAACACTGTGAAGGAGAATATATCTTCCAAATCGATGCTGACGAATTACCCTCAGCAGATTTACTTAACATGCTCCCAAGCATATTAGAAAGCAATCCCGAAGTGGATGTATACTTAGTTCCTCGAATTAATACTGTAAGTGGTATCACCGAGGAACATATCCTCAAGTGGGGCTGGAGATATGAAAACGATAGAGTAAATTTCCCTGACTATCAATGGAGAATTTATCGAAATGATAAATCAATTAAATGGAAAAATAAAGTTCATGAGGTGTTAGAAGGTTATAAAGGTTATGCTGCTTTACCTGCTCAAGATGAATTTTGTTTATTACATCCAAAAACAATTGAACGCCAAGAAAAACAAAACCAGTTTTATAATACAATATGAAAATAAAAGTAAATCATTTTGATAAAAAAGTTTTTGAAGATAAATTACAACATTTATCCCATATTGATTTTTCTTTATTTGTAGATGCCATTCCTGAAAGTCAAGAGGAATTATCTTCTGTTAATATTATTTCTTTTCAAGAACCAAATGAATACTTCGGTTTACATGATTGGGTTATAAAAAATAAAGATATATTTTCAGTTATATTAACTTGGGATGATAAAGTATTAAACCAATGTGATAATGCTATTTTTCAACCATTTGGACACACCTGGCTAAAACCAGACCAATATGAAAAAGAACATAAAAAAGAATTTAAATTAGCTCATTTACAAGGTAAACTACTTAAAACATACGGTCATTCTTTAAGACATGAAGTAACAGCTAGAGAAAATGAATTTAAAATACCTACTAAATTCTATGAAACTTATGGAGATAGAAACAACATTGATGATGCTCGTTTAGGTAAAGAATTTATATTCAGTGATTCACAGTATGGAGTAGTAATTGAAAATACTTCTCATAGAGGTTATTTTACTGAGAAAATATTAGATTGTTTTTTACTTAAAACTATTCCTTTATATTGGGGTTGTTCAAACCTATGGGATTATTTTGATACAGACGGTATTATAAATATTAATAACATTGATGACTTAATTAATGTAGCAAATAATTTAACTGAAGATTTTTATGAATCTAAAAAAGAAGCTATTAATAAAAATTGGCAATTAGCTTTAAATTATGTACATTACGAACAAAACATAATTAATACAATAACTAAAATTTTTAAACACAATAATCTTATATGAAAAAAATATGGTATGCCCCTTATAAGTTTGAGTCTTATGGGGAAGAAGAAATCAAAGCAGTAGAAGAATCACTCCGATCAGGTTGGTTAGGTGGACAAGGACCTAAATCTGTTGAATTTGAAGAAAAAATAGCTAAACACTTTGGTAAAAAGTATGGTGTATTTGTAAATTCAGGTTCATCAGCTTGTTTACTTGCTTTAGCTAGTTTACAACTGCCTAAAGGTACTAAAATTGTTACACCAGCATGTACCTTTTCAACTACATTAGCTCCTATTATTCAATTAGGACTCAAACCAGTATTTGTTGATGTTGGAGTAAATGATTATGTAGCCCAAGTAGGTGAAGTGTTAGCTGCTATTGATGATGAAGTTAAAGTCCTCATGTTGCCTAATTTGATTGGTAATAAACCAAATTGGAAAGAAATCAAAGAAGGTTTAATAGCAATGGGTCGCGAAGATATTATTTTGATTGAAGACTCAGCAGACACAGTCACTCATACTCCAGAATCAGATATCGCCACTACTAGTTTTTATGCATCACATGTTATTACAGCAGGTGGTTCAGGTGGTATGGTAATGTTTAATGATAAGAAATTAGTAAATGTTTGTTTACAATTCCGAGATTGGGGACGAATGGGTAATGACTCAGAAATTATGTCTGATCGTTTTAACCATGATGTAGATGGTATTGCTTATGACCATAAATTCTTATATAGTGTTTTAGGTTATAACTTTAAATCATCTGAAATGAATGCTGCTTTTGGATTGGTTCAATTGGATCGTTTTAAAGAATTTGAACAAATTCGTAGAGCAAATATTGAGCGTTATATTAAAAATCTTCAAGGTGTAGGTGATATTGTATTACCTGATGATTCAATTAAACCAAATTGGTTAGCAATTCCTTTACAAACTGAAAAACGTTTTGAACTATTGAATTTCTTGGAAGACAATAATATCCAAACTCGTGTGACATTTGCTGGTAACGTAACTCGTCACCCTGTTTACAGAGAATATCTCCAACCATTCACTAATTCAGATCTTATTATGAAAAATGGTTTCTTATTAGGAGCACATCATGGTATGACTATTGAAGATGTAGATTATGTTTGTGATAAAATCAAAGAATTTTTTAATAAATAATTAGTGAAAAAAACATTAGAACATTTAGTTGACTCTTTAGTTTATAATAATATAGATACCTTTTTTCTAGTTACTGGAGGTGCTATTGCTCCTATAGTAGATTATATAGGACAACATCCAAAAACTAAATATTACTGTTTTCAACATGAACAATCAGCTGCTATGGCGGCTGAAACATATTTCAGAACATCAGGAAAATTAGGAGTAGTACTAAGTACTAGCGGCCCAGGAGCTCAAAATTTATTGAATGGCATTTGTGGATGTTGGTATGAATCAATTCCTTGCTTATTTATAACAGGTCAGGTTAGTACTTATGAATCTATTGATTGTATAGAATCAAATCCAAGACAACTAGGTTTTCAAGAAATGCCTGTTGTAGAATCTTTTAAACCATTTACTAAATTTATTAAAAAATTAACTTCAAATAATGATTTTAATCAAACTTTAAAACAAGCAATTGAAACTTGTTTTATTGGAAGGTTTGGTCCTAGTCTATTAGATATCCCAATGGATATCCAAAATCGACTATTAGAAGATACTTCTTTAATTAAATTTAATACATATAGTCCTATTATTGATGAAAATTTAGAAAATAAAATAAAGAATATTAATATAAAAATCAAAGAAAGTAAAAGACCACTTTTATTAATAGGTCATGGGGTTAGATTATCTAATTCAATGGATGAAGTATTAATGTTGATAAATAAATTAAATATTCCTTTTGTTGTTAGTTGGGGTGGTTTTGATTCTATTCCTCATAATCATCCTTTATTTATAGGAGACATAGGAGTTTATGGAAGTAGAGGAGGCAACTTCGCCATCCAAAATTGTGATTTACTGTTATCTATAGGTTCTAGATTAGATACAAGACAAACTGGAGGTGATTTAAAAACATTTTCAAGAGAATCATATAAAATTATGGTTGATATAGATGAAAATGAAATAAAAAAAGGTAGAGGATTAAATATAAACCTACCAGTAGTTTGCGATGCTAAGATCTTTATTAATCATTTATTTGGTTCTTGTGAACCTCAAGATAAAAAAGAATGGAACCAAAAATGTCAAGATTATAAAAATATAAAAGAAAATAGAACTTTAAAAGAAGATGTTTTAACTTCTTATGAATTTTTAGAACAACTAAATGATAATCTTCCTGAAGACTCAGTTATTATTCCTGATGAGGGAGGTCATTTAGTGTGGGCTATGCAATCTTTAAAAACAAAATTTAAACAAAGAATATTTTCTAATTTTGGAAACTCATCAATGGGGTATGGATTACCAGCAGCGATAGGAGCAGCTATTGGGACTGATAAACCTGTAATTTGTATTGATGGAGATGGAGGTTTTCAAATGAATATTCAAGAACTCCAAACTGTTAAACATTATAATTTACCTATTAAGATTTTTATAATGAATAATAATTGTTACGGTATTATTAAACAATTTCAAGATTTAGTCTTCAACTCCAGATATATAGCTACTGAAAATAAAGATTATTCAGTTCCTGACTTTATTAAAGTGGCTCAAGCATATGGTATTAAAGCAGTAGAAGCTAACAAAAATAACTTTAAAGAAGTAATAAATTTGGCTTTACAAGAAGAAGGAAGTATATTAGTAAATGTTATTATTGATAGAGAACAAAAATTATTACCAAAATTAGAATTTGGAAATCCTTTAGAAGATATGTTTCCTTATCTAGAAGAAGATATTTTAAATAAAAATATGATTATAAATAAAATTCCAAGAAAAGAAAAAATTAAAAGTTGGGTTACATTAAAATAAAATTATGGCAGCAGATAGTAAAACTAAAAAAACAATTCTTACCCTTAATCAAAATAAGAGTAAAGGAAACAAAACTGTATTAGTCACTGCGTATGATTACCCTCAAGCACGTATGGCAGACGCCGCTGGGGTTGATTGTATTTTAGTAGGTGATTCATTAGGCATGACTACATTAGGTCACAAAACAACTATTCCTGTAACTATGGATGATATGATTCGTTCGTGTGAAGCAGTAAGTAGAGGTAATGAAAATGCTCTCTTAATTGGTGATATGCCCTATATGTCCTACCAACCATCAGATCAAGTAGCAATTGAAAATGCAGGTCGTTTTATTGTTGCTGGGTGTGATATGGTTAAAGTAGAAGGCGCTATGGTTGACCGAGTTAAAGCCATTGCTAGCTCAGGTATTATGGTTATGAGTCATTTAGGTCTTACACCTCATACTCGCGCTAAATTAGGTGGTTATAAAGTTCAAGGCAAAACAGCAGCCCAAGCTGAAATTGTTTTAAAACAAGCTTTAGCTCTTCAAGAAGCAGGTTGTTCAGCCTTATTACTTGAGGCAATGCCTAAAGAACCAGCAGGAATGATTGCCCGTGCTTTAGATATCCCCGTTTATGGAATTGGCGCTGGTGATGAAGTAGATGGTCAGTTAGTTATTTTTCATGATCTAATGGGACTATTTTGGGAATTCAAATCAAAATTTGTTAAACGTTATTGTGAAGCGGGTCAAATTATGACTCAAGCATTAACAGATTATGCTAATGAGGTTCGTAATGGTCAATTCCCATCACAAGAAAATTTCTATGAAATTAAAGAAGAAGAACTTGAAAAATTACTAGGAGATGAAAAATGGAAATATGAGTTAGATAAAGATTATTATAACAATAATAACCATAGTGTGACTCCAATTACTAATAATCCTACAGTAGTAAAACGTTAATGAATATTTTAATTACAGGGGCGGGGGGGTATATTGGAAAAGTTTTTTATAATTATTTTAAAACTGAGTATAATATATCTCTTTTAACCCGAAAAGAAGCAGATTTAACTAATTTAAAACAAGTTAAAAGTTTTTTTCAAGACAAATATTTTGATATTGTAATACATTGTGCTATAGTAGGGGGAGGTAGATTAGATGAGGATACTCCTTCTGTATTAGATGACAATTTAAAAATGTATTACAATTTATTAGAATGTGAAAATCACTTTAATAAATTAATCCATTTCGGTTCAGGAGCAGAATCACAAGAAAGTTTTTATGGATGGAGTAAAAAAATAATTCATAACTCAATTCAAGATAAAGATAAATTTTATAATATTAGAATTTTAAATGTATTTGATGAAAATGAGTTAGATTATAAATTTATTAAAACTAACATTCAAAAATACATAAATAAACAAGATATAGAAATCTTTCAAAATAAGTTTATGGATTTCTTTTATATGGAAGACTTAGTTACTTTAATTAGATATTATATTAACAATGATGGTCCTAAAGTAATAGATTGTTGTTATGATTATTCTCCTACATTATATGATATAGCTCAAATTATAAATAATTTATCTGATTATAAGGTCAATATAAATTTTAAAAATTGGAATATGGCTCCTCCCTTTAATGGAAAATTTACTAATTTAAATTTAAAATTTATTGGTTTAGAACAAGGTATAAAAAATGTATATAATATTTTAAAGAATGAATATTAAAATATCTTGTCATATAATGCCCTGGGATATAGATTATGCTTTATTAACTTTTACCCAATTAAAAAAATCATTTCCTTATATACCAAAAGATGTTAATATTACTTTAAATCCTGAATTAAATTTATCTAATTATCTAGTAGATTGGAATAATAGTAAATTACCTAAAAATTATTTTATAGATAAATTCAATACTCTTCTCTATCTATTAGAAGACTACTCAGTCAATTCAAAAATCAATGAAGAAGATATTCTTTATGGCCATTTAGACCAACAAAGAAACCTAATATCAGAGGAAGTAGATTATTATATGAGTATTTGTCCTGATGTTTATTTTAGTGAATATACTCTTTATTATTTAATAGAATCAGCTAAACAAATAAAAAATAAATATTTTGTATTAAGTCCCCAACATAGAAAATTAACTGATAATAGTTGGGATCCAACTACTGATAAAGATTATTTAAATATACCTTATGAAAAATGTGATGAAGTTAATATTTTTGATATAAGATATAATAGTAAACAAAAAAATGATTTAACAGTAGAACCAGTTCACACACCTAAATTTGCTGGTTGGTGTGATTTATATAGTAAAGCATTTTATGAAGATTTAGTTCCTATACATGATGATTGGAGTGGTTATGGCCCTTGGGATTGGTATAGTATGATTTTAATAAATTATGCTAAACAATTTAATCTTGACTTTCAACAGTATGTTTTAAGAGGACTTACAGTAGGAGACTATTGGACAGGTAATTGGAAAGAAAAAGATGGATTATCAGGTTACTATAAGAGTTTAATAGTTAAAAAAGATATACCTGACCAAAGAGCTAATTTTGAAGCTAATTTAGAAGAATATGTCAAGAAAGGTATTTTAATGTTAAAAGAAAAAGGAATCATATGATTAAATTAATTGTATTTGATTTGGATGGAGTTTTAGTAGAGGCTAAAAATATCCATTTTGAAGCATTAAATAAAGCTTTAGGTAAATACGCTATTGATTGGAACGAGCATTTATCTACTTATGATGGTTTGAAAACAAATCAAAAACTAGAAATGCTTCATAAGAATAAAGGTTTACCTAAAGAGAAATTTGAAGAAGTATGGAATAATAAACAAAAATATACTCTAGAGGCATTAGCTAGTTTAAAAAAAGATGATACTTTATATTCAACTATCCAAAATTTATCATCAGATGGATATAAATTAGCTGTTTGTTCTAATAGTATTCGTAAAACAGTATTAACTGTATTATCTAAATTAGGTATTATTGAGTTTTTTGATTTGATATTATCAAATGAAGATGTTCAAAACAGTAAACCCCATCCAGAAATGTATTGGAAGGCTATCTCAAAAATGAGTTGTCTGCCTGAAGAAGCATTAATTATTGAAGATTCACCTTACGGATTGTTAGCTGCTTCTAGAAGTAAAGCTCATATACTTAGAGTTGGATCCCCTAAAGAAGTTAATTATATTAATATAGCTCAAAAAATTAAATCAATTAAAGAAGGATATATTATGAAATCACCCGCTTGGAGAGATGAAAAATTAAATATACTTATACCAATGGCTGGTGCTGGTTCTAGATTTGAACAGGCTGGTTATACATTTCCTAAACCGCTTATTGATGTTAGGAATAAACCTATGATTCAAGTGGTAGTTGAAAACCTTAATATTAAAGCTAATTACGTTTATATTGTTCAAAAGAAACATAGAGAAAAATACAACCTAGATACTCTACTTAATCTAATTACTCCAGGTTGTAAAATAGTAGAGGTTGATGGTTTAACTGAAGGGGCTGCTTGTACAGCATTACTAGCTAAAGAATATATTAATAATGATGCTCCTTTATTCTTTGCCAATTCAGACCAGTTTGTTGAATGGGACTCAAATGAGTTTATGTATAAAATGAATGAAACAAATACTGATGGAGGTATTGTTACATTTGAAGCCACTCATCCTAAATGGTCATTTGCTAAAGTAAATGAATTAGGATTAGTAACTGAAGTAGCTGAGAAAAATCCTATATCAAATATTGCTACTGTTGGTTATTATTATTGGAAACATGGTTCTGACTTTGTAAAATATGCTGAACAGATGATTGATAAAAATATTAGAGTAAATAATGAGTTTTATGTTTGTCCTGTATTTAATGAAGCTATTCAAGACAATAAACAAATTAGAACATTTAATATAGATAAAATGTGGGGGTTAGGAACACCTGAAGATTTAAAATATTATCTAGAAAATTACAAATGATACTAATTAGCCATAGAGGAAATACCAATGGTCCTAACCCTGAAAAGGAAAACCATCCAGACTACATTATAAAAGCATTATCTGAAGGGTATGATGTTGAAGTTGACGTTTGGTATGTTAATGGTGAATTTTATTTAGGACATGATAAACCTCAATACAAAACTAATAAAATATTTTTAAGTAATAATCATCTATGGGTTCATTGTAAAAATGTAGAAGCATTGAATCAATTTAGATTTGATTCCGGTATTAATTATTTTTGGCATGAAAATGATACAGTTGCTTTAACTTCACAAAAATACATTTGGGCCTACCCAGGCAAACAACCTATTAAAAATAGTATAGCAGTTATGCCTGAACTTTATTTAGATGATGTAAATCAATGTGCAGGGATTTGTTCTGATTATATTCAAAATTATAAATGAGTCAAGGAATAATAATACAAGGACCAACAGATTATGCTTCCCATATAGTAGATTCATATGAGGGAATAGATAATGTTGTTTGGTCAACTTGGATAGATGAACCTTTAAGTAATATTGAATTAATTAAATCAAAAGGAATAGAAGTAGTACAAATTGATAAACCTACTATTGCAGGACATATAAATGTTAATTTTCAAACATTAAGTACTTATTTTGGTATCAACCATTTAAAAAATAAAGGAGTAACTGAGGGATTAAAAGTAAGAGGAGATATGAAAATAAATAATCCTAAGTTACTTTTAGAAGTAATAAAAGGAAAGAAAATATCTTTTTTATCTATATGTAAACCTAATATTAGACCTTTATATTATGAATTAGTTTACCAACATACAAGTTTTGACTTCCCAGGAGATTTAGTTTTGTATGGTAGTTTGGATGAGTTAGAAAAATGTTTTAACTTCCAGGTTGAAGATAATAATCCTATTCCTCCTGAGGCATTAATTGCTTATAGTTATTTAACACAATCAAATATAGAATTTAATTTTGACTATGACCATTTTATTAATTCAGGTATTAGTTTCTTTGCTCAAGAATGTTTAGATAATAATATAGAAATTGATTGGTTAAAGCGAAGTAATGAAGAACCGTTTTGGAAAAATATATTAAACCACTCAGCAGATAAAACTTTATATAATTATTAAAATGATATCATTAATTATACCCACTAATAAAACTAACTCTAATTATACAAAATACCTTGTAAATAATATTAGGGAAATTTATCCTGATGAAAATCAAGTAGAAGTAATTGTATCTGAAGATGATACAGTGACTATGGGAATAAATTATAATAATGCTGTTGCTAAAGCTAAAGGTGAAAAAATTATTCTACTCCATAACGACATGGTTATTAAACCTGGTTTTGTAGAACAAATGGATAAAGACATCACTAAAGGTAGAATTACAGCATACACCAGAATTGAACCTCCTATCTACCCAGATACATTTCCTGGTAAAATGATTTTGGATTGTGGAACTGATTTAGATAATTTTAATTATCAAAAGTTTTTAGATTTTAAAATTGAAGACACTACTTTACTTGATGGTGGTGCCCAAATGTTTTTTGGTTGTATGAAAGAGGATTACTTAGGTATTGATGGAGTTACTTTTCAATTGTTTTGTGAAGATGATGATCTACATTTAAGACATAACATAGCTGGTTATGAACAAAAAGTTAGCTCAGCTCATGTTTATCATTTTGTTAGTAAATCATCTCGAGTAGGAAACTATCAAGAAATTGAACAACAATCAAATTATAATTTTGTTAAAAAATGGGGTTTTAGAAGATCTCATTACAATGTTGTGTATAATAAAAAATATGTTATTAAAAACACTAATAGTAAGTTAGATGAAACTTTAAAATGGTGGTTTAATGATGGAGAGGATATTATTGTTGAAGTTGATGGAAATACATTCACTAATCAAGATTATAATTATATCACTCAACTAAATGATATTATAAAAGAAACAAATGAAATAGGAACTTTCCAAATTGGAAATCTTAAAATAACAATAAACAGTTTAGAAGAACAACAGAACAAACTAATTAGATTATGATATTCGGATTTTATAACAGAAACGACAAAATGGAAGAAATCATTTCTCGCTCAGTAGGAACATCTAGATTAGAAGCAGCTAAAAAATTCGCTGCTCGTAAACAATTATCTTTAAAAGAATTTTTAAAAATATTTGGAGTAAAAACAATAATATGATTAATATGAAAGGTTTTGGAAAAAATTTAAATTTAAAACTACGTAGTGAAGATAAATCTTTTGGTAACAATAAAAAGACATTTATCAAACTAGTAGAAACTTTTGAACAACTAGTACAGCGTACTTACCATCTAGAAGAAGAAACAGGTATTATAATGGAACGTTATGAGGAACCTTTCTTTATATTAATTGAAAGTTTATTTTACTTGAATTATGAGGATTGGAAGGCTGAATTAATTATGTGGTACGCTTATGATCGTTATGATGAAGATGGAGAAATACTTCCTCTTAGTTTGACAGATATTGAAACTGAAACAGAGGAAGAAGTCTTTATAAAAACACCAGGTGAACTATATGACCTATTTAAACGTATAGACAAAAAAGGAAAAAAATAAAAGTTATATATTTAGAGTTATGAAATGTATTAAATGTGGAGAGATCATTCCTGAAGGAAGATTAAAAGCAATGCCTGGAGCAAAAACATGCATTACTTGTTCAAATGTTAAAATGAAAGGTGTAGTAACAGTAATGAAAGGTGAGGGTGACCACACCTGGATTGAAACTATTCATTTAGAACATGACGAGCATAGAAAATATATGGAAGCTGAAAATAAACTTCGTAAAGGAGGACAAACATCATTTGATCCATCAGATGATGAAAAAGGGGTTCCATATGGTTTTAATGAAACAAAGTTAAAAAAAGAAGAATAGTGCCTAAAGCTAGACCACTTACTAAAGAGGAAATTCTAGCAGCTATGTCTAAAACAAAATCAGTACGTAGCGCTGCTAGATATCTAAACTGTTCTTATCAACATCTTAAAAAATGGATGAAGTTATATGAGGGTAGTAATGGTAAGAGTCTATTTGAGGAACATAAAAACCAATCTGGTAAAGGCATTCCTAAATTTTTAAGTCATTCTCCCTTTGGTAAAAAAGAACCTGCTATTTTAGATATTGTTAATGGAGTAGTAGACCCATCTAATTTTAATCCTCAAAAAATAAAATATAGATTAATTGAAGGGGGTTATTTAAAAGAAGAATGTTACTCTTGTGGGTTCCATGAAAGAAGAGTATTAGATTATAAAATGCCTTTAATACTCCATTTTAAAAATGGTAACAAGCAGCATTATAGACTAGATAATTTAGAGATGCTATGTTATAATTGCTATTACCTTTCAGTTGGAGATTTATTTACTGATAAACAAGTTGAGATAATGGAAGACCATGTACCAAGTAAAGAAAAAGAACCAGATTGGGAGGTAGATGATTATACTCAACAACGTTTAAAAGAATTAGGTTTATATGATTCTAAACCAGATGATGATCCTTATGATTTAGTATCTAAACTTTAAATATTTATAACAGTGAGTAAGAAGAAGAAACATGATAAGTTGGTCAAGGATTATGACAAGCAGAAAGAGAAACATCTTGAGAAATTAGCTACTAAAAAGTTAAAAGATCAAGATAAAATAGACCACTTACGAACAAAATATATTGATACAGATTTTTTAAATTTATTCTAATTATGGCAGGCGAGATAACAGTCAACAATCAAGATGAGTTTCAAGAGATGATTGACAGAAAAGACTTTAGAATAGCTAAAGCAATTGTTGAATCTATTCTAGAAAACATGGACAATAAAAAACGTAATGTTCATATATTAACAGTAGCCTGTGTTGAAGATAGTGCTATTTATGATTTAACCTTAGATAGAAAATTCTTTTCAGACACATTAGAAGAGAATTTAAGGTATTTCATTGAACAGGAACGTTATGAGGAATGTCAAAAAATAGTAGAAGCTATAGATAAGTTAAAAAAGAAAAAATCTTAATTTGGCCTCATAATTTATTGATGTTATTTTAATAACAAAAATAAAAGTTATGTTTTACAAGTTTGATAAAGAACAACTAGTGTTCAAAAAAGACTACAAAAAATTAAGCAAAATTTTATTGTTCTTCATAGTATTATTACTATGTACTTTTGCTATAGGACGTTACATGCAATTCAAAGCATTAGACAAGTATGAGAAACAATTAATTGTACTTAATCTAGAAAAAGAAAAAAACAAATTCACTGAGGAAAAATTTATTGAACTAATTAAAGAACTTAATATGAAATTTCCCCATATTGTTTATGCACAAGCCCGAATTGAATCTGGTAATTTCAAATCAGCAGTTTTCAAACAAAACTCAAATTTATTCGGTATGAGAGAAGCTAGAGTACGAGTTAATACAGCTAGAGGAACTAATCTTAATCACGCCTACTACGATAATTGGAAAGAATCAGTTTATGACTATGCTTTTTATCAATGCCGTTATATGAGTAATGCCGATACTGAGGCTGAATATTATGCCGCGTTGGATGCTTCATACGCTGAAGTAGGAGGTAGTTACTCAAAAGCATTAAAAAGTTTAATTAATAGAGAAAACGTTAAAAATAAATTTAAAAAATAAGCCATGTATGTATTAGCATGGCAGCTAAGAAAAAAACATCATCAATAAGTGCTTCATTATCTTATAAAGAAAAACCTAAGAGAAGAAGAAAAGGAATCCATGCTAAAACTAAGACCAGTAAAACAAAAACTAGTAAAAATTATATTAAATTATCAGTTGGTCAAGGTTAATAGTAAAGTTTTATAAAAATTAAAAAGTAATGAGTAAATCAAGTAATCAACAAAAACTATCAGTTTTGAATGTATGGTTGGAAGACAACAAGAAAAACAACAAGTACAGGAAACAACAGAAAAAACAACCTAAATGGCTTACACAAGCCCTTAAGGACTTAGATGATGAAGATTAATGGAACAACTATAGAGTTCTTTGAAAGTCTCCCTGATGAATTATTAGTAAAAATAGCTCAATATGATTGGGAAGCTTTAGAAAGATTGTGTGTTGCTCTTACTTTAGATTTGGAATTGCTTAGGCAAGAACAAGAATATTTTAAGGAACGATTGAAGGAGGTCAAAAAGAATTTGGCCTCCTAAATACCTTTACTTATATTTAGGTATAATAAAGGTTATGGCATTACATAAGGTAATAGAAAAACACAAAGTAAACATTTTAGGTCAAGAAATAAAATATACAAATAAGTATATTACCTACACTGAAGGTACTATTCGTAGCTTCAAACCAACTTCCAGCATGTACAGTTGTTCTGGTAGTTTATTTAAGTATGAGTTTGAACATGAATATATGTCTCCCGCTTTGTTTACTAATAATAAAGGTGAGAAATTTATTGTTCCAAGTTGGCAAAAAGTTCATCCTAAAACTACTTTAAAAGATATTGAAGTAATTAGACCAACTAAAAAAGTTGAGGACAAAGTTGAAAAAGGTACTTGGAAATTTGAATCATCAAGTGAACCAGGACATTTTTATGTTGTTCGTCAAACTGGTTTAAAATTTACTTGTAATTGTAGTGGTTTTTTTAGAGTAAAAGATAAATTAAAAGGTTGCAAACATATTCAAGAAGCTAGAAAACAATCTCAAAATGATAAAAACTAAAAAACAACCAAATCATATTGAAATTGATTTAACAGGCCCACAAGGTAATGCTTACTTCTTATTAGGTACTGCTAAAAAATTATGTTCCCAATTAGGTTTAGATTGGAAAGTAATAAAAACACAAATGACTGAAGCTGATTATGAATGGTTAGTTCAAACATTTGATTATCATTTTGGAGATTTTGTAATATTATATAGATAATGGCTAGACAAAAATTATATGTAGATGAACCTGTAACAGTTGTGTTTAAAACTTCTAACAGGTCAAACGCTCAAACAAAAATTAAAACATTTAAAAATCGTAACATTGATGAAGTGATTGATCCTAAAATTAAACTACCAGGCATACCAGAAACAGCTGTATTTCTTGAAGTAGGTTTAGGAGAAAGTTTTATTGAAAAATATAAATTAAAATATAAACTGTAATATTTATAACATATGGCAACTAGAGGACAAATAGCTTATTTAGCAGATCCAAATACAATATTTTCAATCTACAATCATTATGATGCTTATCCTCAATCTTTAGGTAAAGCATTAGAAAATCACTATAACACAGATACAGAAGTTGAGAATTTAATAATGGGTGGTAATGATATTGGATTTATTGATGATGATGGGATGGTAGATCGTTTTGATAACGGTGGAGCTAAAATAATTAAAGGAGACGAACCTGAAAGTCTATTCAATAATCTTTATGACCACTCAGATAGCGCCGCCGCTGATTATGTTTATGTTTGGTTAGAAGATAAATGGATTACTCTTCCAATAAATAAAGGCAGACAATACTTTGTAAGCACTTTACTTGATCAAATTAGAAAAGTAGAACCAACTATGGAAGCTGATGATGCTAAAACTGAATTAGATGAAATATTTGTTCATCAAATGAAGTATAAAGCTGGTATTATAAAATAAATAAATAAAAATGGATAATTTTGATTTAAAAAAATACTTAGTAGAAAATAAACTAAACGAAGGTAGATACACCGATGAAGGGTATGTACAAATGATGGGTCCTGAATTTGCTGACGCTGTAAAAATGATTGAAAAGGCTTGGTTTGAATGGAAAAGTGCTCCTATGACTAATCCTAAAATGAAAATACCTGCTAAACAAGACCTATTGAATTACTTTGATATGATCTTAGATTAATATTATTTAGAATTATTCTAAATGAAAAAGGGATTTGGCTTTGCCGGATCCCTTTCATATATTTATACCATAATGAAAGAGGATAATTTTAATGGTTTGAGTAAAGGACAAGTGAAACAAATTATTAGGCGTAATATGATTACTAAAATTAAGCCTAGTAAAAAAGTTTACTCAAGAAAGTCTTTTAAAAGAGGTTTGGCCTCTCAAGATTGATTCATTATATTTATATTATAATAAAGGTTATGAGATATATTTTGAAAGTTAATTGCGGTAATGGCCAGATTGAGAATATATGGTCTGGTAATGAAATGAGCGAGGCCATCCGATTGGAGGCTATTGCCATCAAGCATTGGGGTAAAGACAATGTTTGGATATGTGATTGTGTAATGGAAATGTTAGTAGGTTAATTAAATAAAGGTTATGATAGAAAATAAAGAAATATTTCAAGAGTTGTTCAATGTGTTAGAGTCAAATAATATTGATATTGAACGTGAAACTAATTATGAAAATAGTGTTTGGTCATTGTTAAATTCACCTGATGT